TATGCTGCTTATGCTGCTGCTTATGCTGCTTATGCTGCTGCTAATGTTGCTGCTTATGCTGATGCTGCTGCTGCTACTTATGCTTCTGCTGCTTATGCTGATGCTGCTGCTTATGAAAGAAGAAAAATGAAAGCTAAGATTTTAAAGTATGGGATCGGATTATTGGAACAGTCCTGCCCGGTATAGAAAGGTTTTTATGTCTGAAATTACTATTACCTCATACATGAAACAAATTCCGGTTACCAGCACGAATACCGAGCCGGTACTGCACGTGCTTAATATTGTAGCAACCGGGCAAGAGCCATATCTTGAGCAGTTACGCGAGGCAATGTTGGCCGCCGCTGATAGTGTTAAATTTAAGAAGGCATAACGCCAAATTGAGCGGGAGCGAGCAGAGCGAGCGAGTCGGCTGCATGGATTTGTTAGCGATTTTATTAATATTATAAGGAGGATATATAAAATGGGACGTGAAGTAAGAATGGTTAGTAAGGACTGGCAGCACCCGAAGAGAGATGACGGAAGTTATGTGCCGCTTTTAGGTGGTTCGTATTCTGCCGACGAAAAAGAATTTCTCAAAATAGCGAACGAAAAAGGATTGCAAGAAGCCGTTGACTACATGGGATGCCCGGAAAAAGAAAGATATATGCCGGACTGGACGGAAAACGAAGCAACCTACTACATGATGTATGAAAATACTTCAGAAGGGACGCCTATCTCACCAGCTTTTGAAACACCCGAAGAATTAGCGCGGTGGCTCACGGACAATAATGCGTCTGCCTTTGCCGGACAAACAGCAACATATGAATCATGGCTTCGCGTTGCAAGGGGTGGCTTTGCTTGTTCCGTTGTTTTGCATAACGGAATGATTGAAAACGGGGTTGATGCTTTATCACGCTAACGAAAAGCTAAGCCGGACACGGAACGCGGATCGGCTTGAGCGCCTTGTTGAGCGCTTTTATTGGAGTGCTTTATGAATAGACCAAAACAATTAGATAGCCGATACGGGTGGTGCAAAAAACACGGAGTCATTCTTCCAGACACAGCAGGCTGTTCAACATGCAGGAAAGAGGCAGAAAGAAAGAAAAACGGATTGTGTTGTGCTTTGCTGTATCATGGCCCCGGACATCAATCGAGAACATATTGCTCGGTGAAGGGAAAACACACCATCCATTCTTGTGTATATGGTAGTTATGGCCAATACGCAGAATGGACTGGTAAAGATAAATGCACTGGGTATTTTGATGAACCACCGTCTATTTAATGCCCAACGAAAAGCTAAGCCGGTTACGGAACGCGGATCGGCTTGAGCGACATTGTTGGGCGTTCCGTAACCGAAGGAGAAAGAAGATGAACGACGAACGATACAAAGAACTAATGGCAAAAGTTGGTTTACCGAACAGCAGTAGTTTGCTCCAGGCTCTCCAGCAATGCGCGATGGAATCTGCATTGGATGAGCGTAATAAACTTATGACGAAATACAATCAGTTGTATGCAGACGGTAAAACACCGACAGCGGGTGATGTTGCGAAAGTTTTTGCTGACTTAAACTGGTGATGTCATATGCCCAACGAAAAGCTAAGCCGGACACGGAACGCGGATCGGCTTGAGCGACATTGTTAGGCGTTCCGTAACCGAAGGAGAAAGAAGATGAACGACGAACGATACAAAGAACTAATGGCAAAAGTTGGTTTACCGAACAGCAGTAGTTTGCTCCAGGCTCTCCAGCAATGCGCGATGGAATCTGCATTGGATGAGCGTAATAAACTTATGACGAAATACAATCAGTTGTATGCAGACGGTAAAACACCGACAGCGGGTGATGTTGCGAAAGTTTTTGCTGACTTAAACTGGTGATGTCATACGCCCAACGAAAAAATCACCCGGAGCGTAAGCGATCGGGTGCATTGCCTAGTTATTTTGGAGATATTAAATGAAAAAAATATTTGTAAAGTGTCATGCTATGGATTGTTACCACCATAGCCACACGGACAAAAGTTGCTGTATATCAGACAATACCTTTATTGACATTAGCCATAAAGGAAATTGCATTGATTATACACCGATGACCGAAGAAGACCTAAATGAAATAGGCGTTTGGAAGGCTGCGCGGAAGGCTAGAATTAAAAAATAACAATTTCGCCACGTAACCGGTAATGAATGATGGGCGCAATGAAGGATAAAGGTTCCGCTAAAAAGGAGACTAAAATGAAAAAACATGAATGCAAAAGGTTCAAGACTGCTGCTGATGCTGCTAATGCTGACGAAAGAAGAAAAATGAAAGCTAAGATTTTAAAGTATGGGATCGGATTGTTGGAACAGTCCTGAAAGGAGAAATAAAATGATTGAAGGAATTGCGAGAGAGAAGGGGAATATAATGAAAGATATAAAAGATGCAGATTTTAAAGAATTCCCAGAACAGAAAGAATTTATTATAATAACTAACAAAAGACGTTACTATGCAAATACATTAGATGATGTAATGTGGTTATGGCATAATAACGTAACAGCTAATGAAGATGTTTTATCAGTAACAACAGTAGGTTAAGAACATGGCCGTGTGGCGGAAGAGTATAAACGCTATTTATATGGTGATAGGAGTACGAGAGTGTTCTCAAGCCTGGTAACAGGACTGTTCAGTGGGAGAATGCTAGTCCGACAAGGCGGACATATAGCTAACGTCGCTCGTTCGAATCTTCTTGATTTCCGGTATGACTGTTTGAAAGAAAACAGTCGATGATTAAGAAGAGAAACTCTATTGCAGGTATCAAATCCTGCCACGGCTAGTTTGAAAGGAGAAAGTTATGAGGCATACAGAAGTTTACAGTGCAGTTGAAATAAGACAATGGGCAACAGACGAAGAATATAAACCAGGAAAATGGGCACCAGCTAGACCTTTGTCGTATTCATTTCAAGTCCCGCTGCTATGGAGAAGCATTAAAATCGCTTTTAAAGTTTTGATCGGAAAATATGACGCTTTGAATTGGGAGGGAGATAGATCATGACTTGGCAACAGTTTTATGGATGGGAGGGTGAGAAATGACAAAAGAAGACAAGATGTTGATTGTTGATTATATGGGCTGGAGTAAGTATCCACCTTCAAGTCAATTCAAGTTTGATGCAAATGTGGCCTCCCTCTGTGTTCAGGAAATGCAGAAGCGGGGAGATTGGCAGGACTTTGTGCAAATAACTTCTAAGATTCATAAATTAGGATTCCATAGTGAAGTGATTGCTTGGCTATTCAACGCCGAGAACTTTTTCGCGGCTATGAGTGAATGGCTGAAGGAGGGGAAATGAGAGAATTTTTGCCGGGAATGGGGACACTATATTACTCAAAACAAAAAAACTGCACTTGGAAAGAAGACGAAGACGGAAACTGGCAAACGAAGTGCGGGAAGGCCTTTGTCACTAATTACGGTGGCCCGAAAGAGAATAAGTTTAAATTCTGTTGTTTTTGCGGAAATAAATTAAGACGGGTTGAATATAAGGAGTAAAGAAAATGAAAAGACGACTATTTAAGAAACGAATGAAAAAAGCATGCCTTGCCAGCCCTAACCTGGTTTATTGGAAGAGTATGTATAATTTTATTTTTAAAACAAGGAGGCGATGAAAATGGAAACAAAGCGGAAAAATTTAGAAACAGAAATGGATAAAATAGAGGTTTCGCCGGAAGTGTTGGCAGCAATGAATGAATTAGCATACACTGCTTCAGAAACAGAAATAATTCCATTTAGCTTTCACGACGACTATGATTTGGCAGCGATGGTGAAGCTGGTGCACATCGCAGAGAAATATCGTAACGGTGTCCCAGCTAGCTTGCGCATGTAATCAGAACGCTTTCTGGGCTGGGCCAGCCAGGATCAAATGGGATACACCATCGCCGGGCGCAGCCTTAGCCGGACGCCACTAAAGGATTATAGCAGCTTGGCTATTCAACGCCGAGAACTTTTTTAATGCCATGTCAGAATGGCTGAAGGAGAGAGGGAAATGACAATGACAATAGAAGAATTGAAGGAAGAAAACAAGCGACTTGAAGCGTGGATTGATGATCTTCAATCTGGAATGTATATTAACTGTGTGTATTGTGGCCATAGGTATGGACCAAATGTAGAGCCAGCAACAAAGACCGAGTGGTTTACAATGCGTAAGGCGCTAGAAGGCCACATAGCACAATGCCCCAAACATCCATTAAGCTTTGCAAATAAGAAAATTGAAAGATTACGCAGCGCCATAGTTAGATTGGCCGGAGCATCCGATAAACAATCTTTAGAGAAAATGAGGTTGTTATTAAGGACAGCCCCGTTACCAGATACAGAACGAGAATCACTGATTAATGCAATAGATGTTTTGCTTGAGGATGCCGTTTTTGCCCCATGAGCCAATGGCTGAAGGAGGGAGGGAAATGATTTGTCCTAATTGCGGAAGCTGTGTTGAACTGCATACAGCATCATCTAATTGTCATAATTGCGGTAGAATTAGCGGGTCAGGTGTTATAATAAGTGACACAAAATCCGCAATAATATACGAATATCAAGTTTGGGATATTAAACCAAGAAGTACATTCATATCAGGGAAAGGGAAATGTATAAAAAATTAATTGAAACTAAAGTAATAAAAATACAGCATCAAGTTTCGTTTTGTATCAACACTACCGCATATTCTATTTTAGAAGATTTGAAAAAGGTTCCAACAAAAGCAAAACTTACAGAGGTGGATGAAGAATCAAACACACTTACGTTTGAAGAAGAAATTAAGGAGAGGAAGTAATGATAATTGTTGAAGTGAAAAATGAAATACTTGGAAATCATATTTTCTGGGCAGGTGACGAAAACAATATATCAGAAATCAGGAATATTATAGCAAAAAATTTGGCTGTTTTGGTTTCTAAAGACGGGAAATCGCGCTCTTCTGGTATGTGGTTTGTTAGAGCTGAAGGAGAGAGCAAGAAATGAATAGTAACTTGGGTTTTTGGGTCATATTTCCCAACGGAGAGTGGATGTGGTTTACTATTCCGTCTCGTAGTACAAATAAATACTCAATAATTATATCCACCTGTTGAAAGTAAGGGAGAAATAAAGAAAGTAAGGGAGAAATAAATAATGCCACATTTTAGTTCATGTTGTCCTGGAGCAGATGAATATATCTGTCAAGTTTGTGGAAAAATTAAATGTAGTGGATGTCAGCCACCAGAATGGCGATCAGACATTACCGGACACAAATCAGCTGGAAATGTCTGTAAACCGTGCCTTGAAACATTCGAGAAAAATCATGTCAAAAAATAACAACTCTGACAAAACATATAGTAAATTCATGTTAGATCATGAAAATTCTAAATAGAGAGAATTTGCAGAATCATGTTTCCTACATGGAATATTATTAAACTTATCTATCGAAGATATTTCAGAATATGTTTTTGAAACATTTCATTCAATGAGTTTAGAAGAAATTAATTCATTTTTTGATAATTCAGAAGAATTGAGAGGAGATATAATATTATATTTTGATAATAAATAATTTTTAATATCGGCAAGATCTAGTTAAAGATCTTGCCGAATTTTTATTATTCACATAAAATATATAGAAATTATATAATTAATAAATTAAATAAAAGAACCTTTAGAGCATTCGTTCTAGAGGCTCTTTTTAACTCAAAAAAGAAAGGAGGAAAGGAAATAATGAGAACAAGATTATGGATATCAGAACCTGATAAAGTTCATGGAAATTATGGAGTACAATTTTACTCTGAAGATAAAGATCTTTGGAGGAAAGCTTATGTTCTCCTTCGAAAAACATTTTTCCTCAACGCATCAAGAGACATTTCATTTCGTCCTTTTGAACAAGGAAAAACAAATGGAGAATGGTACTATATTGAGTTTTTCACTCATCCAGATTTAATCTATGAAATTATGGCAATTGTGGAAAATGAAATATGTCCAGAACTAGGTATTAAACTTGAAATTGGAGAAATAACAAATGAATAAACTTATCAAATGGTTATATTCTAGAAAACCAGATATCATCTACAGTGGGTGCTGTGGAATCTGGGATACAACGGCTTGCATCAATTAGATTCGATAGAAAGGAGGAAATGAAAAATTGAAGAATTATTATCTCGTGTCAAATCAAGATTATGTATGTGACTTCTGCTACAAAGATGTAGTAGAAGTAGGGTGCATTAAGATAATCCATGAAAGTGGAGAAATCGTAATGTGTAAAACTTGTGTGAAAGAATTATACCAAATCAGCAAATTAATCAAAAAAAAGAAAGGAGGAAACAAGAAATGAAACACACCCATCACTCGCGTCAGCGAGTGAAAGAACGTGTCGGATCAGGTTTTAAACTGATCCGACACAAATTAGCTCGAAAAGATTACATCGGCTTGCCAAGACAGTCTCTTAATAAAAGAGTTAGCTTAGTTAAGCTAACTGAAGAGCAAGCGACGATAGTAATATGGTCAAAAAACGCAAATAAAATTATAACAGTGTTAACACCAGATCAGTATATGAAAAAATTTGGTAACACTGTTTCGGAAAAAGCTTTCAACGAATTATTAAAATATTGCTCAAAAGAAGGAGCAGAAAAGGAGATTGATTGTGAAGAAAATAATGATATTAATAATTATGTTAATAATGATTGTATCGACAACAGTTGATGCGGTCGTTATTACGGGAAGTGGCCGAACGAAAGAAGATGCTATTAATAATTGTTTAAGAGAAGCTGTGGAGATGTACACTGGAAGTTTAGTGTATGCGGTAACAAACGTTGAAAACTATCAACTTCAGAAAGATCAGATAGTAGCGACATCGCTTGGTCACATAAAAAGCTATAGAATCGTTAACATGTCAAATATTGACAATTCTATACTAGTGACTATTGATGTCAAACTAGCTGAAGAAAAAATTGAAGAGATCGTAAGAGAGAATGTCAAAATTGTAACGATTGATGATGTTCTTAAAGATTATAATAATGTTTATAAGCGGCAAGAGCAGATGAAGAAACTTCTTCAGATGTTGCAAATCTTGTCGGAACGGCCAATCTCTGAAAAATACTATGTTAACTATGTTGGTTATGAGATTGTAAGAATCTCTCCAACAACAGTCGACACAGTATTATATATGAAGCTCTGTGCGAACCCATTCTTCATGAGAACGTATAGAGAAGTCATCAAGAATCTGTCGGAAGAGAAGTCGACAGTTGATAATTTTGGAGTCGGAACTAACTACCGAATTGAATTCGGCAAGTTAGTCAACGACATGTACTTTATATCGTCAGATCCCCAGATCATTGATGATATAAAAGTATATATCACTGTCGATGATAAAAAAGTTGACAGCAAATATTATCAACTCCGAGACAATCTCTTGGTAAAGTTTAGTACAATTGAGATCGTTAAAATCTTCGCTAAATGCTTTCCCAAGCACTTCAAGGAAGCATATAATGGAGAGGAAGTAAATATTGATAAGAAGTGGAATAATTTTGCGATTAAGAAATCGCGAATTATTCCAGAAGACGGTCTGCCACTTAAGATCAGATATAAAGTGACAGCAGAACAAGTTAAAACTCTTGCGAACCTAAAATTAGGTTTGCAAGTGAAACAGCGTTAAAAATATGGCCAGAGGATTAATTCCTCTGGCCAATTTTTTTCAAAACTTATATAGAAACAACTCATTTATAAATTCAATTCAATAGGAGATCATTATGTCAAGTATTATTGAAGATAGAGCTAAAGTTAAACAAGTTATAAATATTCTAATTCAGAAAACTAAGAATAAAAATATATACGGATTAGTATCATCATTATCAAGTAAACTAAATAAAAAATATCAACCAGTTATTCAAACAATCGTTAAAGTTACAGATTATTTACCAGTAACTACTCATATTAAAGAACGTATTTATCATATTATGAATGATTTGTATGAATTACCAGTTTGTCAAAATTGTAAAATTAATCATCCAAAATTTGTAGATTTGAATCTAGGTTATAGAGAATATTGCTCATATGAATGCTCTCGTAAAGTAATGGGTGAAAAGCTTGGACAATATTCTAAAGATCATAGTAAAGAATTGCTAGAGAAACGTACTAAAACAAATTTAGCAAAATATGGTGTTAAAAATGTATCAAATATACCAGAAGTGAATCAAGCGAAGAGTGATGCTTGGAAAAACAAATCTCAAGAAGAAGTTAAACAAATTGTTGGGATGCGGCAAGAAACTCTAATGGAACATTTTGGTGTAACTGTTCCGAGTAAAAGTGATGTAATTAAAGATAAAATAAAACAAACTAATATTGAAAGATATGGGGTAACAACCACTCTCAATACTGAATCTTGCCGACAAAAAACGACAAATGCAATAATTACAAAAATGCCAGAAATTATGGAAAAACGTAAAGAAACAAATTTAAAGAAATATGGAACAGAACATGTCTTTCAATCAGATCAATTTCTACAAAATAAGAAAAAAGAGTTTTTCAATACACTGTTAAACAGTAGTCGATTGAAAAAGCATTATATTCCAAATTTTGAGATTCAAGAATATAATGGTGTGCAGGAATATTATGAATGGAAATGTCTAAAATGTGGTACAATTTTTCAATATAAGATTAACAATGGTCAAATCCCACGATGTCCAACGTGTTATCCTGTTCAATATTTATCAAAAAGTGGGCAAATTCCTTTACTCAAGTTTTGTAGATCTTATTTTGATAAAATTTATGAGAATTCAAGAAGTTTAATTCCACCATATGAGATCGATATCTACATTCCAGATATTAAATTGGGAATTGAATTTCATGGATTGTATTGGTATTCAGATCTTGCCGGTAATAAATCATCAGAATACCATCAAAACAAATTACTTTTAGCACTTCAAAATAATATTCAATTAGTTCAAATTTTTGAAGATGAATGGAGAGATCAATCTGATATAATCAAAAGTATCTTATTAAATAAATTTAATGAAAATCAAAATAAGATCTTTGCAAGAAAATGTCAGATATATTCAGTTCCAGTGGAAGATGCTAAACAATTCTACTTTGATAATCATCTTCAAGGATTTATTAATGGTCAACATTTGGGTCTATATTATAATAATGAATTCGTATCGATGATGACAGTTGGTCGACCTAGGTTTAATAGTAACTATGAGATCGAAATATATAGATTTTGTAATAAATTAAATACTAGTGTTGTTGGAGGATTATCAAGATTACTAAATGCTTTTACCAAAATATTGAATCCAAGATCTATTATAACTTATGCAGATGCGAGATATGGAATAGGAGATGGTTATTATAAATGTGGATTTAAATTTGTTGGGACAACTGAGCCAGGATATTATTATATGAAATATTACAATCAAAGAAAATCAAGAAATCAATTTCAGAAACATTTATTACAAAATAAATTGACGTCGTTTGATGAAAAATTAACGGAGTGGGAAAATATGCAATTAAATGGTTATGATAGAATATGGGACTGTGGTAATTTCATTTATGAATTAAGATATTAATTTATACCGGCAAGATCTAGTTAAAGATCTTGCCGAATTTTTATTTTTTGTTAAAAACTCCCCCTCTATCAAAAAGATAGAGGGGGAGTAAGGAAGAGAGCGACGGCAAAGATTTGTTGGGAGGCGGGCATCAAATCTTTTTTGCTCTCACGAAAGCCCGTTTTAATTGCGGGCCGAGGAATTAGGGCTTCACTTCAGATGTTACAGAACCTCCATGTGAACCCCAAGCAGATATATTATTTGCATGATCATGATACTTAGCATATGTAGAATCGGAATCTCCCATATACTTTAGTGCCTTTAAGAGATTAACAACTGTAGCGGTCACATTCGGCTCTGCCGAAGTAAGTGGCGCTCCATCAAAACTAAAAGGAACTGATAACTGAACAGTATCGTTAGCAGTAATATCTTCTGCAGCTGCAGTATCAACAGGAATCGTAGTTGGAAATACGCCCTGATAAATATAACATTCTTCAATATCACCAATTGTAAGATCTGCTCCATCAGAACGCACAGGTTTAGTCTGAGCGACTGCAACCCACCCTTTATAGTTCTGAGGGATAAATTTATTACCTTCAAGCGGACTTACACCAGTATAAGGATCAAACACTGAAGCCCATCTACGAATAATATTTAAGATTGGCTGATTTTGGTATTCTCTAAATGTAAGAGTAAACTCTCTTGTTGTAGTAACATTTACGACATAGGAAGAACCAATTGCTCCCTGTCCCATAATATCAACTTTAGTAAGAGCTTGTGTATGAGGTGTAAAACCTTCAACAGTACTATGTAACCACTTTGAAGCTGTCTGAACATTATCTGCTCCAGCAAAAAGCTCTGAAGGCAGACCATAAATTACCTGGAAATATCCAGAAACATACGGTTGATTTGAACGCCAATGTCCACCAATGTCCCTGGTTAGAAAATCCGGCTTTTCTCGATCTTTAATGGCATTAGTAAACCGAGTCGAGAGTCTACTAATGATGGTTGTTGCATCTGCCATGTTATACTCCTTAAAAATAATTTTTGGATCGGCAAGACCTAGTTAAAGGTCTTGCCGGATTCATTTTTGTTAGTGGACAATGATGAACACATTAATTCTTTCAATGGCGCGGATAGGCGTCACATCGATAATAACATTTAATTCTGACGCGACATCGTCGAAACTTACCGCAACATTAAAACTCTTAAGAACTGAATATCTTTCAACACTCGATTCTAAGAATTTACTTAAGAAATTAGCAACCCTAAACTGGGCTTGACCAATCCAGTACTGAGTTGCCCTTCTCTGTAGAATGTCCTTTAACAGAGTAGGAATGACTTTCCGAATATATGCAATAAATTTTGCAACATGTAAACGTTTCAGAACTGACAATCTCTTCCATGTAGTAAACTGAGTAAGAATGTATTTGCCCTGAGGTTCAACAATTATACAATTTAATTCAGCATCCATCAAATCGCCACGTTCAGTATGATTTGACTTATAAGCTAACTCAATCGGTTCTGCAATAGCGCCTTTTTCAATACCGGCAACTGGTTCTGCGATGAAATATGCTCCATCACAATATAGATGCCTCTCAAGTGCATGATACACTGGATTCATCCAAATACGTTCACCAGTAAAGGCATCAAAAATCTTCCGATACTGAACATACAAAGCTGACGTCCAATCATTCCACGGAACATCATTTAATCGAGCTGTCAAATCTGCAGAATATGTAGTTACCTTAGCACCAGTATCACCAAGATGAATACAATCCTGCCTATAAGAAGCAAGATAACGACCACCATTCTGAACGGCAGCTGAATAACCACCTGTAATAATGTAATCTGGTTGATACCAAGGATACACACATTCAGGAATCTGTTCAATAGAACCATCAACACTAACCATTGTACCTTGATAAGCTAGTAATACCTGTCCGTCAAGATAATCTCTATCTGCTTCAAGATTATTAGTAGAATTATACATTGGAAGTGTTCGACCAGTATTAACTGTTCCATCTGTTCCATTTTCAAATTGTACACCACCTGCAGCAATACTACCAGTTGAAGAATCAACAGTACTTCCAGAAACGGTCATCAGTAACTGAACCTGTAATCTCCTCTTTGTAGCTTGTGTCTCAGTGGTTGCACCAACTGCAACAAGACCATCGACAGCTGCAGCAGAAATACAGCCAACAAAATTACTATTGTTATTAATTGCATCTTCAATATATAATGAAGTACCAGATGTAAGATCTTTAATTGTTGATCCAAATGCATTACGTCGAGTTAATGAAACAGACCATGGACCTTCCAATAGAGTAGTTGTACCATCATCATTTAGATAGTACACTCCGATATCCATAAATAGATATTTATATAAAACCACTCCATTAGTGTCAGTATACATCTTTTCAAGTTCGACGTTACGAACTCCCATAATTTTAATATTGTTGTAATATGTTCCAGCACCTTTTGCATAAAAATACCAAACCACTGTTGAAGTAACTTCAGGCATTTGGGCCTCAGAGGTTACACTTGCAGTGGAACCAGCAATATATGGTGAACAAGAATATCCATCAACAGCTCCAGAAATTGTTCCAGCGTAAACATTATCAAGTGTAAGGGTTAGCGTAGCAAGATTTTTAGCGACAACCTGTCCTGCATCAGCTACAGTATCACCGTCTGCAAAAATCCAGGTTCCAACAGCAACAGCATTAAATGAAGATGCGTTAGATGCTACAACATTCTTACTACCCGGAGTAAATGTAAAAGTAGCATCAGTTGGACCCGGTAAATAAGTAATTTTAGTACTTGAAGTCGATGTTGAAATATTTTTATTTGCCCAATATGCATCATCTGGCATCGCTCGAACAAGCAAAAGATTGCTCGAGTACTGTAAAAATTTATCTGCAAGATAATGCGCTTGAGAAGTTCTTCGATAATTGGGCTGTCCAAATAATTTATAAAATTGTTCTCTTGATGTTAACGTGACAACCCTATTATGTGGTCCACGGTCACAAAGAGTAACAATATATCCAATTCTTCCAGTCTCTAGAGACTCAGCAGCATAAGAAGCATCCTCAATGCTTACATATACAGCTGGTTCACGACGATCTGTTACCGGCATAATTCTTAACTCCTTTAAATAAATTTATTTTAATAATCTTTCAATGCCGATCTATCTGTCTTTATTTAACTCATAAACAAAATTACCACAATCCCAGATTCTATCATAACCATTTAATTGCATATTTTCCCATTCTGTCAATTTTTCATCAAATAGTTCTAACTTATTTTGCAATAAATGTTTCTGAAATTGTAACCTTGACAATCTTTTTCGTGTACCACATTTTACATAATAATATCCTGGTTCAGTTGTCCCCACGAATTTAAATCCACATTTATAATAACCAGTTCCTATCCCATATCTTGCATCTGCATAAGTTATGATGGAATTAAATGGTGTTATGGTATCAATAGCTCTCAATAATTTAGACAAAGAACCTGGAACACTAGTATTGTTTTTATTACAAAATCTATAAATTTCAATATCGTGAGAGGAACTAAATCTTGGAGAGCCTATAGTCATCATCGATACGAATTCATTATTATAATACAACCCTATATGCTCACCATTGATAAATCCTTGAATGTGATTAGTTGTATAGAATTGTTTAGCATCTTCTATTGGAACTGAATAGATTTGACACTTTCTTGCAAAAATTCTGTAATCATTCTTTTTAAATTTATTCAATAACACACTTTTAACTATATTTTGTTTATATAACCATTCATCTTCAAAAATTTGAACTAAATTAATTTGTTTTTGCAAAGATAATAATAATTTGCGCTGATGATAATCTTTATCTTTTCTACCAAATACTTCAGAATGCCAATAAACACCATTTAACTCGATTCCCAATTTGATATCTGGAATGTAGATATCGATCTCATATGGTGGAATTAAAGTTCTATTTCTATTTTCAATAATAGAATATTCTTGACAAAACTGCACAATCTCTTTTTCGACAGAAGATGTCCCAACTACAGGATAGCAGGTTGGACATCTAGGCAAATTACCATTATCAATATCGTCATCAAAAGTGGTATTACATTTTAAACATTTCCAAAGATATTTTTTATTATGTTTGACACCAGAATAATCAGAAATTGAAAACAATGGTAAATATCTTTCTTTTAATCTATTACTCGAGAGCAACTTTTCAAAAAAATGATATTTTTGTGTTTGTGAAATTTTTTGTTGAATTTCTTTGTTCTTCGCTGGATTATCAACTCCATACTTTTTCAAATGAGTCTGGCGAATAACATCTTGAATCACTGGATCTTGTAGAGAACAATCATATCCTGTTTTATTCCGATACGTTTCTGCTCTTTTTTTAATAACTACATGATTGAAACTTGGATTTTCAAAACCTGTTTTGCTCATATATGTGTTTTTTATCTTCTCTTTTACATCAGGATTTTGAAATGGGTGATTGTACCCCGTTTTTTCAAAATATTTTTTCTGTCGAATCGTATTGATTCCAGGAATATAATTAATATGAGAATATCCAAAGTGTTCAAATGTTGTTTCAATTTTCTTATTCTTTATCTCTGGGTCTTGAGAAGGATTTTTGTAACCAGTTTTCTCAAAATAAGTAGTAAAAGCTTTTGTATTAATATATTTTTGATCATCAATTCGGCAACCAATCGAACAATATGTTTGATAACCTTTTGAAAACTGTTTTGTAAATTCAGTTGCTTTACCACATACTTTACATTTTACTGGATTATCCTCATAAAAATTAAATAAAACATGATACAATCTTTCCAGAGGAGCAGCAGTGAGCAGATATGGTGTCAATTGTTTTAAAATATCTTTGCACCGTAAATTATCAATTTTCAAGACTGTGATGCTTCTCACAAATGTTTTTGGATTTTGATCATAATATTCTTCTAATGATGATACTTTGAAATGCTGACACAAATTATTTATAAAATTCAATCTTTGTTTTTCAAGATTTTCAATTTCTAGCATAATTAAATCTTTAAAATAAAATGTACCACTGAATTGTTAACACTGATTCTTTTTCTTTCCATTTTGGCGCAAAACAAATATGCGAAAACAATTTCGCTGTTGAACCTGATACAAAATATAAACCAGCTTCATCAATTTTTGTTGTTGCACCTGGTGCAAGAGAACTTGGTTCGCCATTGGGGATGATACATGTACATTTCATTTTTGTATAATAAGTACAAGATGAACCTCCACCAGAATAGGAACTACTTTCTAAGTATCTTGTTCCACCACTCGCTGTTATTGATTTAACTGCTAATGTTGTTCCACCTGGCTCTGTAAGATATCCCGCAACTCCCAATGATGTTGCAGTAATTAATCCCGTATCACAAATATATGGTCCATTTAGAGTAACCGTTGGCGGCGCACCAGCAACTACTGATCCTCCACTTCCAACTGCAAAATGAGAAATTACATAACTAGTCCAATTACTTCTCACTCCTCCACTATAGGCGTTGCTATTAAAAACTCTTTGAGCAACATATTCTCTACCTTGTGCTGTTACCAAATTTGGACCTTCATCAAAAATCAATCCATTTTTTGTTTGTAAGTAAATTTGTACCCAACCAAGTGGACCTCTCGTTTTATAACCCATCTCATTTGCTAATTTGTCGAAGATCTTATAATCTTCTTTAACTATCACATTATCATTAAGCACGTGAAAATTTCCTCCATAAAGTAATATGGACACATAATTCAAAAAATGTTTGAATTACTAACAAAGCTTAAAATAAGCACAGATCTTCCGGAAACTGTTTTTGTTTTATAATTCAATCCACTTTTGAATCTTTTAAAGAACTTTAGTAACAGTATATGATTCGACACATATAACATCTGATACTAGATCTTTATTTAATTCCATTAAGTAATCAGTAGATGTTTGTAAAATACTTGTAATTGTAGTTCTGTAATCCATTGCCGCTTCATCATATAAATCAACTGATTCATCATCAGTTGTTGGAATTTCAACATTAGCTTGAGAAAAAATACTAATAATTGGCATCGAAATTTCTGGTGAGAAAATAATCTCATTAGAATCATCATCAGAAATATTCTCAACACTACTTATCGGATAGATGAGATCTAATATGTTAGAATCAGAAATATTAGAAGCTTCATCTTCATCCGGAAGGGATGCAAAAACATTAAATGTAAAATTATTTAATAAATTAACATTTGATTCAGCATTGAAAACATAATTAAATAAACACTCATCAGAGAATGTTAGTAAACTTGCATACATAATTTGATATAGAAAATTTGTATTTGATTCATCATCAATAAATACTTGATTAAATTTATCTTGACATCTTATACCAGTGTTAGCGATACTATACAAATCAACATGATATGGTTTTAAATTATACAATATTGTATATGATGTAGTATTTTCGGGATTAATTAAGACCTGTGGTAGATATCTTAAAAAATAATCCACATATTGAGAAAAATAAATATCTCCAGAGTATGTTGATGCATATAGTAATAATGATGAATAAATTTCAGTTAGAATTAGATTGATCTCTGCTTGTTTACCAATTGATGTGTTTGTAATCCTATCATCTACATATGTAATTAATGCTGAATTTAAAATAAGTAACTCATTATACATATCAGTGTCAGTTTTTGCCGAACCTCCTGAAAATGTATAAAAAGAATCTGCTATATCTTTATAAAATTCATCTCTAAGTGTCCCACAATTATCATAATCTCTTGTTGCAGTCGATACAATTTCAATACTATTATATCTATCAATTATTTTATCAAGCTCACTTATAGTCGTCGGTGTACTTCCAATAAAGGCAGGAAATGTAACATCACCATATATGAATCTTAACATTGGTTGTACGGCAAAAGCTGTCCAAGGTATTCCATAATATCTCGTTAAAAGATAATACCAAAGATAATAAATGGTTTTTAACTGAACTGTTTTTGCATCATCTTTAAAATAAATGTCAATATAATCTTCTTTATATTCATGTAGAAATATAGCAACAATTATATCATATAGTATTGAAACATCATTCATTAAATCATTATCTAATAACATTAGATTTGATTTTATCGGCAAGATCAGTTGTTCATTACTATAAAGTTCGGTTAATTGACTTTCACTTAATAGAAGAGTTGGAACCGCATTATAAAGGGTAGCATATGGTATATCATTAACATTTAATGACATATCATCATTTAAATATACTTTTACTGGTTTAAATACCCAATCACCACTTGAATTTCTATCAATAAATAATTCATAAATACTTACTCTATCATTGAATGTTTCTGCTACTTTTTGAAAAAATGATATTGTTCCTTTATATCTTTCAAAATCTGCCAGAGTTTTGAGAAAAATTAATTTATCAGCTAAAGAAATATTATCTATAATTGTTTGTGGAACTCCTATAGCTATCAATAACTGATTATAAATCTCTGGGGTTTCAAAATTAGCATCTTCGTAAATTTGCTTCAATTCATTTGGTATAACAGTGTATACTTGACCATAATAATATTCAGAAAGCGTATTTATTAATGTATTATAAACCTTCTCTTCACGATAGGGAGCATATGGTTTAATATATGAATCAAAGAAATTTCGAATATCATCTAATGATAATGGAGAAAGACCTACATATTCGCTATCTACATTCGGATCTGTCGCCACATGAAAATCTCCTCAATGTTTATAGACTTGGCCAATTAAACGCTTCTTTAAGCAGCTGATATGATAATAAAAACATTTCATCTGCTACATTTTCTGATGTTTTATGAGTAATCGACCAAGTATAAGATTCAATACTTTTAGTTGCAAGATTTAAAACCTTGTAATCATAATTTCCAATGGTATATGGTAATGAATTTACATTATCATAGATTTGTGTAAAATTCATTTGATCAAGATATCCATACGGAAGTTGAAATTTTTCAAGAATTCTTTTGTATTTATTAGCAAATTGTTTCTTAAAGAAAATCATAATTTCATTTACTTCTACCGGCGCGAGCTGATTGATTTGATATAAATCATAATATGGGTCGTAATACTTTGCAAGACTATTTAGAATTGTTTCTAATTTATTTAACTTATCAACAAATGCTTGATAGTCCAAATATGATATATATTTTTCATCAGTCATGTCATACACATAATGATTTAGTAGTTCAAGCTCTTGTATCTGAGCCTGATGTATCGGCGCATATTCCAGTTCCAGTTCGAACCATCTTACATTAGGATCGGAATGTACAGCATTTACAGCCGTCCGTAATCCAGTTACACGGAAGATCTCGCCGCTTTGAACTGGTCCATAGAACATTATTAAATCATGAATTCTTGGAGATTCTATTGTATAAACGACAATAGATGACGTTGCATCCATTGACTGACCACGTAAATCTTGAACGCTCGCAGCAGCATTAACAACCGGTGCCAAATAATAAGTGGGAGTAAAATCATACACATTAAATTTTAATGATGACACATGGTATAGATCATATGTAGCTTCTAATTTATCATCATATATCGATGCGCCAATATCGATATTATAATATCGTACAAATGAACTTGGTCGCTTTGTATTCATATAAAAATTAATTAGTCTTAAATATTCATTATGATATGATTGAACTATTTGTGGATCATACAAAGCATTAAGCATCGTTGTACTCCAACTATACTTCTATTTTTATATAGAAATATTATTTTTAATATTTTAAAATTCTATTTTACTAAAGGAGGATCAACAGTATTTATGTTAAACAAACCTAGAAGTCAAGGAAACATTACTCAAGCGGTTATTTCAGTTGACCAGAATTTCATTCTGGCCAAAAGTATCAACAACTTTACAGACGTGATCAGTCCGTTTAAAAAGACCAAGGATCGTTTTTCATCCAAATTCACACTGCCGATAAACCAACTACATCGAATAAATACTTTATACGAATCTCTCTCAAGTATTTCCCAGTATACTGTTCTAGATAACACTATCAAATTCGATTGTGTTAGTAATCTTCCAACAGATATGTTCGGAAATGCTACAGAAGGTTACATTCATTTTTCAGCTGTAAAACAAATGAAGAAAGATAAAGATAAGGTAGAAATTGAAGTTGATCCTAAATTAGTTTTCCAGAATACTGAAGGAGAAATGAACACATTTACAAGAAATCATAAAATCAAATTCAAAAGTGATTTTCTTAAAGCATTCCCAATTATATTAAGGCCTGGTATGATGTTTTCTACAGTAAATAAATCCATTAGCCAATTGTTCATATCTGTTCTTAATCCAGCAGAAAGATATGTTGGAGAATGTTCAAAATATGAAATCGTGAATGTCATTCAGTATCTGTTACCACTTTGGCCAATCTTTGATATCAGTATTAGTAGTTCTATACAAATTAAGTTTCGAGAGGATTTTATCCAAGATTTTTACAAAGATGAACATCATCCAATATTGTTATATATTAGTTATTCTCTCGATAAACCAGAAGAGATTAGCATGGCAAAATTCGGTCAGAGCGTAAATATAAATAATGGGCAATAATGTGAACTACCCGGTGACAGAGAAGTGGTAACAAATAATAGTCATTTCTAACTTCAGTTAAGATCACTTCTCTGCTCACACGGGCTTCCTGCTTTAGTAACAGACAGGCAAGCCCCACAGTTCCTGTGGTTAGGGTTAGTTACAGTCGAATAAAACACCTTCTCTAAAAATTAATTTAGAGAAGGTGTTTTTAACCAGTAAACTCGAGATTTATTTTTTTTCTTTGATCGTTATTAATCTTTAACATTATAACTGCATTATATTCAGTATTAGATCCTGTTGAAGTTGGTATAACCTCTGCACTTTCAACTTCCACATCAGCACCTGTTTCAGCAGCTACCACATTAACGATATTATTAATTTCAGATGTTATCAGAGTTTTCCGTAAATTTAGATCTTTTGTTTGAACTTGATATTTTAATCTACAACCAAATTCTGGATCAAACGGATACGACTCTGGAAGAATAACCAAATAATTTTTGAGATATTCAACTACTAAATCACTTAAATTATCAATTGATGTGAAATCACTATATTTTGAAATTTCTGGTTTAAGATCATACGAAACATTGTATGATACAGAAAGTTCTTTTTCAAAATAATTTCTAATAATATATTGAACCACTATTGGCAGTTCTTCAAATACGTGTATATTCTTATATGATCTTAACGATATTGGTATTTGACGCTGTATCGAAATTGGGAGTTTTGTAAAATCTACTTCCATTGTCATTACCTTCTTCTAGCGGTGGAAGATTTTTTCGGGGACTTAGTATTCATCTGTTGCATTTTCTGATCATATACTTTTTTCTCTCTCTTCTTTTCATCAATTTGTTTAAGTATAATGTCATTATACAAAGGATAAGGAAGTGAGAGAATAGATATTGGATCTCCACCGTTTTCAAATAATGTTTGATACAATATAAATGTATCAACAAAATATTTATAATTCTTCGCTGCCCTCCCTTCCACCAAATAAGCTTCGACGAAAAAACTCGATTTCAAGATCAAGTTGGAATTTCATCGAATTTCCGCAGCTTGGGCAGGTTACATTCGTATAAAACTTTGGATAATACTTATCAAATTTATCTCTATATTGTTTAAAGAAGCTTTCAGAAACAATGTGAGGAATATACTCAGCGAAAGCCATTAACATTTCCTGCATATTTTCCGTTTTCGGGACTTCAGCCTCAGTCGTCAATCCCTTACGCTTAATTGCTACCGATTTTGAAAGTAGCGTCATCTGCTCACGCCGAGTAAACAAAGAACCAGTCTGAGTAAGATTATTCTGTAAAGCATCAATTGAAATGTTACTTAATAATTTATTATTATCTCTAATGGATGGTAATCGTGTTTCAAACACATAAATAAAATCATCATAAGGTACTTCAATATCATAGACAAAATTATAAAATGGTTTATCTTCTTCCCAAATTGTAAAAGTATCTTCCTGAATCAAAGTTTCTAATAAAATTTCTTGTTTAAATTCAGTCTTACAGTTTTCCTTATCACATTTAAAATTTCTCTGACCCAATGTTTCGTAGGTCGATTTATACAATGCCCATATTAGGCAAATCTTATCAATATTAGAGGTCGTCCCACAAAATTTTTCGAAGTTTTCTTTCTTTGGGGTTTCACCTTCGGCAAGAACTACTTCAGTGTGCTCATAGAGAAGTTTGGACATATCTCTATCATAATTAACTGGGGACGTTAAAGACGATCTGAGTGATAAGTCATCACCCACCCGTAAAGGGGATACAATCGCCTGCATTTGTGCAATTGGAAGTGGAACTTCCTGTTTCTTAATTCCAGCTACTGCCGCTGCTTCTTTTAAAAATGAACTTAGCATTATGCCTCCTTATTATGATATCTACCTATCTGTAGTCTATCTATCTTAAACTTTATTTAAACTTGCGTTGTAATACATATATTTGATTACTTGATTCAAACTTTTATCGGTTCTTATACCAGAAATAATATCACGTATAAGTTTTGTATCGACATGTTCATCTGAAAAATATACTCTACGAGTTATTCCCGGAGTAGTATTTGAAACTAATCTGAGAATTGTTTGATTTATATTCATATAAGAATCAAGTTGAAATAAATGTTTTTCAATTTCCTTTGGTGCACTTCCTTTAACATTAATTATAAGAACTGCCGCCATTTTTTATTTGCCTTTCTTATTTGTTGGATCGGCAAGATCTTTAACTAGATCTTGCCGATCCATTTTAATTTTTTAACGATTATGCAAAGTCAACCATGCCAGCAACATTGATGACCCCAAGACCATCGGTCCGAGGAATTTCAATCAATGTACGAGCCTTCACGAAGTTACGGGTGTTGCCATCAGTTACTTCGGTCACAATGTAGATAGGTTGATAAATCAAATCTACGATTGTGGTTTTCTCAAGAGCATCGTTTGGAGCTTTAGTGGAAAGGTAAATCTTACCTTCACTAATAGCATTGGACTCAAGAACCTTCATCTTCAGGAACTGTGCGGAATCGCCAGCCCATCCAAAATTACCATCACCCTGTCCGATTCCAGGCATTCCGATAGCTAATGTCTGTAGCGAACGCAGCAGTGCAGCAGTCTTCAGACCTGCAACTAAATACGAAGGATACATATTGAAATTCCTACGAATTGTACCAGAAAGGATAGCAATACGTGGAATTACTGCCTTGAAAATGTCAATAATGTTATTAGGTTCGAACCGTCCACCAGTTTGATCATATGTTGCCAAATTAAGGGCCAGACTTGTTCCATTGGCAGCCATGTCAGCTTCAGCAGCTAACAAGAAATAAGCCAGATCAGTATCCTTATTCAGAAGAATCTGACGCTTGACAGCTTCCGATAGCGTCCGGATTATGTCAATTTTGAAGATCGCTTGATAATCCTGAATATCTTCAGGCGGCAATTCAATTAAGAAATCCTCATTCGGATCAATGGTCACGTCGGACATCTCTGTTTCGATCTTAACACGAATACGTCCGTTCATCGTATTGGTCGGCATAAAGCGCATACTTAAAACTGCACTTACTGTAGAATAAGTAGATGTGATTGTACCGCCAGAATAAATGATATTATAAGAAAATACACCAGTGTCATAATTAATATGACCATTGACACTACCAACAACAGGTACGCCAACTGCATCATTGTAAGTGAAGGAACCAATGAACTGGCTTCTGTTATCGGGTTTCACAACAACCGCGACAGTTGTATCAATAGTAGCACCACCACCAGTAACTTCGCGAGCGACGATACTCGTAATCAAAGTATACCGACGATTAATACGATACAGATCAGCTGTAACAGTTGCAGGAGCAACTGCAGCAGTTGCAATCGTAAACATATTGTTAGCGACTGCAGGAGTCACTGTCAGAGCCAGCGCGCCGGGACGCACGGACTGAGACATGGTGGGAATACGAACCTGAGTAACAGCTCCAGAATATCCACGAATATAAGCCATAATCTTAACACGTGGAATAGAAGCAACTGGAGAAGACACAGGATAAACATTACCAATATTGTTTAATAGAGCTCGCTACTTCTCTATCTGTGGAAAACCACACTATATGTTTCCATATAGTTCAGATCATATCATTAACCTAAAAAATGTAAATTTTAAAAAACAAATCTATGAGCACGAACTAGTTTACCATTAAAACCAAATGATCCATATCCGTCATCATTAGTACATGCTATCCAAATAATACAATCGTCTGGATTTTCTGGCATTTGTACTTTTTTAATAAATCTATCAATATCATTTTGTGTTACTTTGATTGTTTTAAACTTCATTTACATTTTCCTATTTTACATTTTTAGGTTATCTCGCGCTTCCACTCGCTTGAGTGTACTCCCTGACGGGATGATCGTTGAACCTTTTCCATAGAGTTTAGCGGACTCTTTAGGAACTTGGCTGCTGATTGCCCAATCTAGTAACTTTTCAAACCATTACATATGATCTTTCGATCTCTGCTTTGGTATACTAGCTCTAAGGGGTTTCCAGCAATTCACGAGATTTTCATCTTAGGATTAATCCTAAAAGCTCCAAATGTTTTAGAGTTCAGAAATGATTGGTTCCGCATAAATATCAACAAGAATGGGAAAACTTACAATTATATTCAACAAAGATCGCTACTCTTTGCTCGAGAATTTCTTCTCTGCTCATATTTTCATATGAGTTTAGACCATATCTTCATCCTAAGTTTTTTAAAATCTTAGGATGTCTCGCACTTCCACTCACTTGAGTGTACTCCCACTAGGGGATGGTCGTTGAACCTTTTCCATAGAGTTTAACGGGCTCTTTAGGAACTTGGCTGCTGATTGCCCAATCTAGTAACTTTTCAAACCATTACATATGATCTTTCGATCTCTGCTTTGGTATACTAGCTCTAAGGGGTTTCCAGCAATTCACGAGATGATTTATCTTAAAATTACTTTTAAGAGGTCCAAAGTCTTAGACCGTCCAACCAAATGAAAGTGAGCTACCAGGAACGTTAGCAGCTTCTGTAAGAAGCATCTCTCTCTGACGATTTGCTACTCCAAGAACAGAATTTCTAACACGAGGTTCGAGACCTTCTGTCAGAGAATCCATATATGCTCTAAACATACCGTTATCGGTAATCATCTTTAGAGCGCCAGCAGGATTCGCTAAATCATCACTGTGTTCAGTAATAAAATGTTCATAATTCTCAAACAAAGGTAATTCCATTTTTAATACATCTCCTTAATAGATTTTGAATTGAATATTTTTAGTAATAACATTATTAAATCTCTCATTAATAATATCATCAATAAAACGAATAACAACTGAATCTCCTTCAGAAATTGCAATATGATCTTTACCAAGAGTTTCTAAAATCTCTCCTTCACAAATTACATTTCCATCTGGAATAAATTCACTTGCAGTTTCTGGTAAAAATTCTAAAACTTTTGCAGTTGTGTGACTTGGATTTGACACTATATCATACGTAATTGGTCGAATTGGGTCTTTAACCATAATAGTTCCATCTTGGAGTGTTTCCACTGCGCCAAGAGCTCGAAGTGAAAATCCAATGTCGACTTTATCTTTAGTAATCAAGTTATACAAGTCCGGTCCTTTAAACCCACTAAGTGTCTCAAACACACAACTAATTTTATTGTTCTTAAAACCAATTTCACGAATCATTGCTGCGCAATTATTTATTTCAATAATTGACGCTCGTTTTTTCAGAACTTCTGGATCAGCAGATACAAATAAAGGATGATCAATCTCCATCAACAAAGAACGACCAGATGCTTTTGGAGAAAGTTGATTTACGATCGACTCGCAAATGGCAGAAGAGTAATAACGGTTATTCTTGTTTTTCACTTCTGATTCCTGTAAACAAGCTCGCGCCGCTATCTTACTTTTACCACCACCAATATCTGTTTCTTCTAAAATCTTAATATCATGATTCCTAACTACAGAAGTTCTTTCAAAAATAAAATTGTACTTTGTATTACTTCTGTCATTATACTTCATCATTAGTTTGTAACCTCGCTAACTGTTCTTCAATCACTGGAAGAATATTAATAGATAATGATACTAATGAATTATAGGAGATATTATTCATAAACTTCAATACAATCTCAAGATCTTCATTTTTAATATTAAATTCATCCAGTCGAGATTTTAAATTTTTTAATCTTTGTATCAAATAATATTTTTTGAGCGGCAAGATCTCTCGAAATGGTGGAGGTTGTTCGGCAACCATCTCTCCACCTTCATCCTCACCATCTAACTCTGGATCATACTCCATATCACCATAATCTTGTTGATTTGGATCTACCTGAGCTGGATATGCAACTTGAGTTTGAACCTGTTGTGGTACTTGTATCTCAGCAGGAACATTAGTTCTTGCTAAAGTTGCTTGTGGAGGAGCTTGCTGCTGTTCTGTTAATATTTCACACAAAAACATTGGCTGATTATCTCCTTTCCACGTTTTTATCCTTGTGGCATCATTCCACCAGCTTGAGCAGCATTTTGTTCTTCAGTCTTAAGATCGACATCAGTATCGATGTCAGTCGTATACTGTTTTGCTCTTTCTTTAAATGATTCCCAATCAATATATGGAATATATTTTTCTAACAGAAAATAAGGATCTGCTGGAATTTGCATTGCTTGGAATGCACTAAACATATTTCCAATTGATGAGAGGGTCATTTCAATTAATTGCACCATTAATACAATTGGTGGTATTAATGCTATCTGAACATATTCAGATGGTTTATAATCCAGTCCTTTAATTCTGGCAACAATGTCAAGAAATTTTGTCAAATTTGCAGATATTCCTTCTTGCATATCTGATATCTCTGTCGCAAATGATACATTGGTATGCACTAGTTGTTCTCTAAGTTCGATAATCATTTATGTTCAACTGGAATCGCTAATTCCAGTTCGCTAAAATAAAATATTTTAGCAACTACATATTACTATGTAGATCAGACTATATCATCATCCTGATAAACCAATTTCAATTTATAATAATTCTTTTGCTAATTCGACATTGCCCCACTCTTCACTAATTACATCTCCCTTAGATGAATTGTCTAAAGAATGAAGAGGTCTAAGATTCTGCAAACTCCAACATTTCTTAAACGCTTCATCTTCATATGACGTAAAATTAAAAGCAGCAATTGGGACAATATGATCAATTTGCCAATAAGACCCATAGTTATTCCAAGTCATTTTATCATCAAATTGCGATTCAAGATGTTGTTTAAGAACTTCAACTGTATAACCAACAATATTTTCCCATGATTCACGACTTTTATTTTGTCGGAGAGCTAAATAAGTTAATGTTCCCATATTTTTTTTCAATTTAAAGAGTATATCAGTATTATACTTATTTCTCTCCCATTTTCTTCTTGTTTTTATCCATTTGTCAAAATTATCACATTTATATTGTTTCATTTTGATCATAAGATTTTGCTTATTTTCTTGAAAATACTCTTTATTTCTATCTGTCCAACAATCGATACAAACACTTTGTGTACAAGATCCATTTGTTTTATTATAAGCTTTATAAAATTCATCAAATGTCTTTAATTGACCACATTTCTTACAAAATTTCTTACCAAATACTCCAATATTTTCAAGATAAATTTTAAGATCATTTGCACCTACTTCAAAAATTTGTGCACATTCTTCTAATGTTTTTTCTTGTACTAAATATAACCATTTTAAAATTTCAGTTTTTGCATTAGAATTAAGATTGTGAATTTTTCCACTTTTGATCAGCCACATTTTACTAGTATAATCATGCTTACAAATTTTACAAATGTTTTCATGACCATCTTTCGCAATTGAATTTTTAGGAAATTGAGTAATATCTTTAGAATCTCCACACTTTTTACATATTTTTTCCACAATAACCTCCATATAAGTTATATTAGTTGTAACTGGGAGTAAGAAACAATAATATGGTATTGTTTCAGCAATGATCAGTTGCTTTCCTCCCATTATTCATAAAAATTATCAGGATGCTCCGCGCTTCGACTTCGCTTGAAGTCTACTCTCTTTCGAGATAGTCGTTACACCTTCAACTAATAAAGTTAGCAGCTTTACTAGAAGCTTGGCTCGGTATTGTCCCCAGCATCATCTGGTAGGAGTTTCACCGAATTCACGGAGTTTATTTTTACATCATTACTGATGTAGCGGACTGAACCTTAATCCGCGTACCCTAAGTAGGCCGGTGGGATTCCACTTAAGCTCATAATTTCACGACGTGCCTTGATGTTTAAAAGAGTTCGCTAGGCTCTTTCCAATTTTTGCTACATGTTACCATGTAGAACAGACTATATCTTCATCCTGTGGGATGATAAATGATGCTGTCCTCCACATTTTTAAAAGTTTTCCACAGGATGCTCGGCGCTTCGATCCGCTTGGATCTACTCTACTCCCTTCCGTTTTTCAACGTGGTTTCGATAGTCGTTACACCTTCTGAATATTTCTATTCAGCTTGGCTCGGTATTGTCCCCAACTTTCTGAAAGAAGTTTGGTAGGAGTTCCACCGAATTCACCGAGTTATTGCTCTATTGTTACCAATAGACAGGACTTTCGTAAAAATCCTCAAGATCGGCGGTCCTAATCGTAGGATCACCATGAGAAGCGATCTCAACATCTATCGCTTTCTGACCGCCTTTAGATAGTATAAACATATCTTTGAAATCACTGAGTATTTTGGGGATGCTCTTAAAGCTACTTAAATCATCAAGAGTTATACGAGTATTATAGAGCTCACGCTTGAGCTTCTGAATCATACCACTCTGCATTTGAGTCTGGCCCACATCTAGCGTCCACTTCCTTATTGGTGCAGCACGTGATAACTTGATGATTACATTACTTAATTGCGACAGAATATACAATTTGCATGGAAAAACTAAAGCATCAATAAATGATTGACCATATGGATCATGTTCTGAAGATGGTGTTGAGAATGCAAGCATACTTGATGTTGGAACAAATCTTACTTTTATCCTATTGTAAAACGTTCCTTTTTGAGCAATTCCTTGCTCAATAAATAAACGTTTCAAATATTTGTGAACATCTGCAGGCAATCCAGATAACAATTGATCAACATTTGTTGCTTGACTAATTTTTCCAGTTTTCTGAGTCTTATTTAAAATTGTTTTTAACATGTATCTGACAAGTCTATCAACGATAGTATCTTGAGTTTTTTGATCAAGTCCATGAAGAGTTGTAATTCTTCCAACTAACGTCGATAATGACTGCGTCAGATTAATTGTTTGAGGTACTTCGTCTTTTGTCACTACCAAATATCCAAGTAAAGAACCAAAGTCAGTTTCCAAAACTATTACCCTGTGGGGTTTATGAATTTTTATTAAGATGTTGTCATAATTTATGACGTCATCATCATTGTTACTACTGGTTGTCTGAGTGTTTGGTTGTATCACTGGATACTCTTCGACTTCAACTAAGTACTCACTAACTTTTTCTAAAATTCTTTCAATTTGATCATTATTTACTTTATTACCATTGATGTCTTTCCTCATTTTCATCTGATTAAGATTATTTTCCATATTCCTAATTTCAGATTCAAATAAAGGCATTGAAGAAGTGATATTAGTAAGAGAAGAATTTGCATCAACTTTCCTTTTTCCCTCTTCTTCAATATTAACAATTTCACAATAGCAATCTCCGTATACTAATTGATTCGGCAAGATCTTCTTCCGAAGTTTTAGTATTAAATCAAATGCTTTAATACATTCTTCCGCTAATTTCTTAGATTTCTCAATAGCATCAGTGTTAGATTTTTTATTTCCAGTTAAATTTTCTGCTTCTCGTACAAGAAGACATTTTCCAGTAACTGGATTTTTTTGAAGAATATTCGCAACATACACTAGCATTATTCGCTTAATGATAGGTACATACTTATATGCTTCATCATACACATTATAACGTTCTAATCGTTCTCTAGCCACTGATACTGTTTCTAAAAGTTTCGTAATCTCACCTTGTGGTGCTTCTTTTACAAACTCATTAATAAAATCCCCAGAAATATTATCTACTGGAATAGATCTATTTGCCTCTGGTAAATTATTGATCAAATTGTCAATCCTAGCATCAATATTTTCTAAATCACTATCTCCAAAAAAATTGCTAAAAAACGACATATTTTCACGTTACCTTTTCAAATGAGTTAAAATTAATAAACCTAATCCATCCACACCATATTTTTTAATTAAGCAGTCTAAACATCGTTTCGATAAATAAACTTTCATAACTTCTTTTACAGTTTCAGAAATAAGTTCAATTCTTGCTCTTTCAAATGCTGATTGTGAATTTGTTTTAGATTTTTCATTAAGATCAAATTTAGATCTTAATGTATTAACCTTATCTGTTAAAATGGTTTCTTTATATAGATCAATAATATTTATTAAAATATTGTAACATACTACAAATTCACTTTCTTTCTCTTCTAGCCATCTTTTTAGTCCAAACCAAATTATTATTGTAAGGACTGATAGTAGAAGAATACAGCTAATTAAAAGATTTATTGTTTCCACTTTTTAATTAATTCCTTCTTTCTTGAAATGATCTAACATTGCGTCGATTTTACTTTCATCAAGATTTTCAAGATCTTCGTCTTTGACAGACACTTCATAGCCATCAGCTTCAAGAATAGTGGCGATAACAGTATCAACACCACCAGCTTCTGCGATAACTTCTGACTTTGCAAGATCTTCTTCTAAGTTTTCCATAAACAAATTTAAACCTCGGTTGAAACCATCGTCGACGGCTTCGTTAACTAATGCTACAAATTCTCTTAACATGTAATCCTCCAAAATTTTTAAATAGTTTTTTCTTATTTTAAGCTCTTGTAAAAGCGCGAAACTTTTACAAGCGTTCCCGGAATATAATATAGTTAGAAGTTTACCCTTCTTCAAAAGATGACTTACATTTGCATAATAAATGTAAAGGGTTCTAATTTTTAAAAATCGGCGAGATCTAAAAGTGATCTCGCCGATTTTCATCTTTTTAATGAAATATCCCATCAATCGGTTCAGATTGAAAAATATCGTTTGATGGGAAGTCGTTTATTGGTTCAAATACCTGAGCTTCTTCGGTTGATGGCTCACTAAAATCTGAAGTGATAACATGAGCAATAGCATGATTCATCATTTTATTAACATCACTATCTAATCTATCACTATGAATTTTAATCATTGGCGCATCTTTAATATATTCATCAATATTATTATATATTCTTAAATTCTCTTTACAGAATAAGAAAAATCTTGATTTATTCTTTTCAGAATCTTTTGACTTTGTTATCTTAACCTCTAATGGAACAAGAGTATCATAAAGTCTATCTTTAATTGATAGAATTTCTGGTGAAACTGCATCTGGAATAACACCCTCTGAAGCTTGTTTTTTAATAACTACTTGTTCTCTTACACCTTCTGATAAAAAGTTTTTATCCTCTCTCATTCGAAGCATGTAAATGAAGTCAGAGTAACGAATTTTTTTGTAACTATCACCAATCAGTTTGTTGGTCATTAACTTGGTCACATCTTCAGAATCTCTTTGATTCTGTGTCGGACTAATTACTGGTATTCCATGAATTCTTGAGAGTATTCTAAGTTCTTGTGTGATTTGGCCTTGAGTATCGTACTCTTTAGCGTTACCAAATACACTCGTCGTAGGCGTCATTGTGTCCATATAATCTATAAAGATCAACTTTGGCTTATACCCTTCGACTTTCAATCGATCTAGAAATCTTCCAAGATCACCAGGAGAGAAACTATTTTCGTTACACATAATCTTCGACGAAGGTCGCTATTCTTCGTCCGTCTCTTTCAAGACAGCTGCATATTACTATGCAGATGGGACCATATCATTACCCTAAAATTTTATAGTTTTTATTTTTAAAACCTTTTGATTTTTTAGGGTACTTCCTTTTTCCACTCGCTTGAGTGTACTCCCTTCCGGGATGGTCTCTACACCTTCAATCAGATGTTATGTACCTGAAAGCTTGGCTCGGTATTGTCCTATAAATAGGAGTTTCACCGAATTAAGGAAATTTTTCGATCTAGATTACTCTAGAAAGGCACTGTTATGTTAATGCTTGAGTACTAAGCTCACTTTCCCCTGTGTCACTTTTAATAAACTAGCTTTTAATAAACTCTTAAACATCTTCTGAATCTGAGAATTTAGTTGATTATTTGTATCAACTGACATTCCCATAATCTGTTGAGTTCTAGTTACATCATAAGCTTTTGCATATAATTGTCTAACAGATTCGAACTTATAGTTACCAAATATAGAGATAAAACGTCGAGACAACTTGTGAATATCATCCTCGGTCGTCACGAACAGGATTGCATCTTTTTTATCAAAGTCTGAAATGTTCGCCTCTATCATTCGCTTACACATATTTATACACATCAAGCTCTTGCCATGGTTTGATGGCGCTGACAATAAATGAACACTAGAACTTTCAACACCATTTAAAACATTATCAAATAAATCAAATCCAGTCTTAAATACTGAGAATCCTTTAGCAATATAAGTCACTAATGTATCAGCTAAATTTTCACAGGAAGCATCATCAGTAATAATAAAATGATCAGAGACTGCTTCAGCTTTAGACAATGATTGCAATTTAGACAAATCATTATACGCTGTAATTACTAAATCTTTATAATTCTTTAAAGCCTCAAATGGAGTCAAGTTATTATCTGAAATGGCTTCCTGTAAGTTATCTAATAATGTAATAGTTGAGCTAACAGAAATAACTTCATAATATGCATGAATAATATCAATTACATTATCTGTTAACTTTCTAAAAGATTCATCATCTGTTAATTTATGTTCTATAGCTTTTTGTATTAATTTAGTTGTAATCAAATCTCGGGTTGCTAAATGCTGAAACACATTTTCATAAGTTAATAATGTTGCACTCGATTCTCTAATCGTCAAAAGAGTATTAACTGCTTGTATCTGACTTTGAATATTTTTAGCAGTTGATAATTGTAATCGTCTTGCCATTTCACCTAAGGTTTTTAGGAAATCCTTGATATAATCAATCGCAGAATTTGATTTCTCTGTCGAAAATGCTCCGAACTCTGATGGGTGCAAAGTAATTTTGACAAGATCGACCATAAATTCTTCCGAGGTAAAGGTTGAAACGAATGCTTTTAATAATGTTTTTTGATCTCTAGAACTATATCCTGGTAAATTCATTTGCCTCCTTTTTTCATTTTTTTAATACTGTGTTACTCCCATTCCAGGTGTAAATCTTTTCTTTAAATAATCCTGAACTTGCATATTAATTTCTTTTGTATTTTGTCCTTTTTTTCCAATCATTCTTCTTAATGCGGCAACTCTCTGTTTAATGTAGCTATCCCGTTCCGCCGTAGGTGACTGGGCGCGAGGCAACGACGCCATTTTTTGCTTCATATAAATTTTTCGTTGATCTGCAGCCTCTAATCTTTCTGAAACATTTTCAAATAAAAAACTCACTGGTAACATGTAGATACCTCCAAAATATTCCTAACAAAATTATTATTTCTATGTAAAAATAGATGTTTGTAAGATGTTTCTAAATGGCATCTGGTATAAAATCTGTTAGCATACTATAAATTATCTCTCGAGTCAATGTAGAGAGTTGCATATTTTCGGTAAATCGATGCATTCCGTTAATAAACGCTGAAGATGATGCAAATGATGATATTCTAGATCCTAAAACAGTCGCAGAAGGAAATACCACATTAATATCATAATCAGTACTTATAGTAGAGTTACTTAAAATCTTTGGGAAAAGTTTATTCGCAAAATTATTAGTGACATTATTAAATAGTGGTAACGACGTCGAATTAAAACCATATACATTTACATATGTTCCGCTCGTAGTTGTTGATCCTGTGTAAGGTGATGATAATTGAAGAATATGGTTTACAGGATCAATATGAGCCACAACTTGATTGGCATTATCAATTGTGTCATTTTCTGCAAAGATATAATCTCCATTTAATATGGTGTTATAAGTATCTATATTTGCACAATAAACATATATGGTATTGTTGGTAAATTCAGCTCGCGCACCTGAAAAATTAGACAAAACATATCTTGTTGAAATATCTAATAATTTCCATCTCATATACGTTTTAAAATAAATATCTATAACATCATGATATCTATACCAATCAAAAGTATATTCAATATGACCGGCATCTCTAAGATTAACGAATACGGCTTCTGTTAATTCTTCTATAAATGTATCATAATATGTTGATTTAAAAAATGTATTAAGAACAAAATCATAATACATGAAACAACCATATTCTGCAATATTATAATTCAATCCAACATTATATAAATATGTTGTAGTATCAAATGAGTATTTATAAGCTTGAACATCAGATGCTGATATCGTACCAGAATATTCATTATCAAGTGTTAGTGTTAAAGCCCCAACATTCTTAGCAACTATATGTCCAGCATATGCCCTATCATCACCAGAAGCATATATATAATCATGAACATTTACAGCGGCAAGAGACGCAATATTGGCACAATTTATAGTTGCTGACCCTGGTGTAAATGTAAATAAAGCAGCAGTACCAGGTGGATATGTAATTAGAGTACTACTTGGAATAATATTGTCATTCAAAAATGTCTTTAGCCCGGTAAAATCTATATAGTTATTACAAAATAATTTTAATACATTAGCATAATCTTCTTTTAAGCGTGTATTATCATTAGTAGTTTTAATATAATTTTCAACATACTCTTTTAAAGTCAATTGCATAATATTTAAAAATTTTACCGGCCAGAACTTATATAGAAAACATAAAAATAAATAGTTTTTAAGTTCTGCTTCAGAAATTTTACCGATATAACTGGTAAAGGTATCTTCTTCAAAAATTGTTTCTGCAGACATTTGAACTTGATTTACAATTGTTGCATCGTCAAAAATTTTAGAAACACTATCAACTGCAATAAATGCATTTAACTGATTGACAACATTTGAAGAAATTAACTCAACAGGAGACAACGACTCTATTGCATTCATTAACTGTGAAAATGCATTATATAATCCTGTCGCATTAATTAATTTATTATCAATAACTGTTTGAAGATTTTGTAACATCACTGGAGAAATTTTTTGATAGTCATAAATAGATTTTCCAATAATATTTGCTAAATCAACAGACATGTTAGAATGATAACTTGTTACAAATGTTTGAAAACCAGTTAGCATAGCATTCTTATCAACTCTATCTGCGATAGCTCCGCTCAAGTTAATATATGTCAAATACATTAATAATTTCGTATATATATTATGAGAAGAAGATACAATACTATATAAACATGCATATAAAATATATTCATAATTAAAAGCTTTATCTTCCAAACCAGCAGTGTCTCCTACGGCTTGATCAGTTGAATAAAATAAATCGTCATATAAGTCGTTAAAAAAATTACGATACTGATACTCAGATACAAAAGATCGGAGTACTAAATCATAATTATAAAGAGTTGTTGTATCACTTATAAAAGAAAATTGAAAACACAATTCCTCTAAGAGATCATCAGCTAAAACTGGAATAGTATCATACAATTCTTTCTTTGATAATTGAGATGTTCCAACCATAGATTCTACAAGTTCTTGTGTATTATCCATAGAAGAATTGTAAATTTTCACAAGATCAATGGAATATGTTTCTTTTATCAAATGAAAGAAATATGGATATTTTGGAAAACTGCTAATCTGATCTATAAATGTTTTTGTCATAAATTTAGGATCTGTCATAAAAATTATTGATGTTCTAAAATATTTACGAAACATTTTAGATCTTAAGTTATAATTAAAATTACATGTTAAATATCGAGAATATGCATCTGCAAATACGCTCATAATTTTCTCCGTCTAAAAAAGATTTCCTTTTATAGTATTTACTACTTTACTAGCTGCTCCTCCAACATTACCAATATATTTTGATGCTGACCCGGCGATAGATCCAATGGAACCTTTTGCAGTATTATATACTGCATTAGCTAATCCTTGCTTAAGCAATGTTGGAGCATTAGTAATTAACGATCCAAATTTACCAATACTATCAACTGCTCCAGAAATTGAACTTCCTAAATTACCAGTAATAGGAGTAAATGTTGGGAGATCAGGAATATCGTCTCGAGAAGGAATATCAAATACCCCATATACTTGGGGATTAGCTTTCGCATCCATCAACCCAATTGGTTTAAGTGAGGTTAAAATTGTTCCAAGAGAAGTCATCATATGAAGCGAACTACTCTTATCATATGCAAATCTTCCAAGTTTATCTGGGTCATACAATGATTCATCATTAAAAATATTAGAATCGTATTTTAATGCTGCATTCTTGGATGGACTTGGACCAGGATCAAAAACTGCAAAAGCATCAAATAATGTTTGAAATTCTAATGAAAGATCAATTGTTAATGGTTGTCTATATAAATTAAAACTTGTATCACTTCCACCTCTCCGGAAAGTAATAGATGCTAATGATCCAAGAACTGTATAATTTAACCCGTACGCTCGAATTGTTAATGGAATACTTCCACCATAAGTAACACCATTAATCGTCTGAGGGGCAGCTAAAAGAATCAAATAAGACAAAGGTTTTAAAATAAATTCTTTAACAGCTTTGGGATGTCCATATGGTGATACTAATCTAATATTCACACTAAGGTTTCCTGCATATGTTGTTGATTGCCATACCTTTGGAAATGTCATTTTATTACCAGATACTATCATATCACTAGCAACACTGGCAAGATCTCCAACAAGCTGCTGGGTAGTCGAATTCAAACCACTAGTTTCTGCAAGTTTTTTAGAAGTTTCTTTTGTAGCTTCAACTACTTTCTTTTGAAATTCTGCTTTCTCAGACCCAAATAATGATCCCGCAATATCTTTTACATTTTGACCAACTTCAGACATTGTATTTGCAATACTTTGAAATGTACTATCTTTATAACCAATTTGAATTGTATCATTTGCTGTTGTGTCGTCAGTTGTATATAATCGTATACCAGCATACTTATCGGATAGACCATGATATTTTAATATACGACCATAAACATTTATCTGATCCTTATAACCAATATTAAACATATTCGCCATATCACCAGCAGAATCATTCTTAACTTCACCTTCTTTTAAGCCAACAATTTTTGCCATTCTGGTAAAATCGAATCCATAATCCACTGGAATAAGATCTATAACACTCATCTTTGTTCTGAGATAATTGCCAAATCGTTGATATTTATCTATTTGTTCATTAAATTTACATGGTCTGCCAATTGGAAATAGATCGTATCCAGTTGTTTTATAAGCATCCATCATTGTTTGTGATGTTTCAGTCAAAGGTTTTTCATTAGTAGTAGTTTGTTTAGTAACTAATCCAGTTGGATTAGAAAATGCCTCTCCAAATTTTTTAGATATGGTAGATGCTGTATTTGAAATTCCACCAACAGCATTTGTTGCTGAAGTTTGAAGAGATGTTGCGGCATTAGAGCCCCATTGTTTAGCTTTGTCAAAAAAAGAATCTGACATAAAAATTCTCCATTTTTATCATTTTTAATATTCGGCAAGATCTAGATATATAATCATACCCAGATCTTGCCGAATTAAATTATTACACGGCATAAGAAGTTGGATAAATTTTATTTAAGTCATTTAATAACGTATGATTAAATAAATTCTCCAACAAATCATCAATTGGACCAGAAATACTAGTTCCTAAATTACCAGATGCACGAGGAACTGATTGAGATCCTCCAGCTCCAACTAAAGCACCCTTCTGTGAAGCTGGTTTAATTGTTGATTGCAATTGTGCTAATTTTTTAGCAACTTCCTGTTTACTTGCTTCATCACTTTTAGCAGTTTCAGCTGGAGATGTTTTCATTGTGTCTGCTGTTGCTTTTATACCAGCAGTTGTTTGTGCAGGATTTTTAACAGCACCATATTGTGATCCAGCTGCTTCAGTTATTAAATTTCCACTTTTATCTACTATTCCTGCTTTTTGTGCTGCATCGAGAAGATATGGATACGGAGTTTCACCACGATCAAAGAAATCTTTAAGAAATGATCGTTGCCCACCAGGTGATTGCTCCTGAAACGACCGAATATCTTCAGTAACAGCTTGATCAGATGCCGAATAATGTCCATTCCAATATTTTGCCCAAGGATTATTTACCTCTGAACGTTTATATAATTCATCTCCTACAGCTGCTGCTGCATTAGTCCCTGGACCAGCAGCAATAGCCACATTTTTATTTTCACCAGATTTTCCTGACAATTCAGCTTCTCTTTTAGCTCTTAACCTTGCAAATCCCTGTTGCACATTATTATCTAATCTTTGAGATTCTGCAGTTTTTTCTGCTCGTTCTCTTAATCCTTTAGCAACTTCATCTTCTGATTTTTTCGTACCACTAGATTTACTATCTACCAAGTATTCTTTAAAAGGTGCAGTATCAGGATTAAATTTATATGGAAGATTTGCAACCATTCCAATTGGCGTAGATTTTGCACCAGCAGCATCAACGATATTTTCACTTGCAGCACCATTCTTTTCTTGACCGAATTTCTCAGGTTCAACTACATCTATATACCTAAGTCTTTTAGCTTCTTTTCGTAAATTTAGAGGAATTGGTGTGCCTTTTGGATAATTTTTTTCTAAATACTTAAATTTATCATTATCGGACATTGCTTGAAATTTTGCAAGTTCTTCATTAGATATTTTTCCAATTCCTCCAATTCCAGATTCAATAGGTTTATCAATTTTAGGAGCGGATTTAGCCATAGCAGCATCAGCAGTTTTAGATGAAGCTCCTGTAGTGTTAGAATCTTTTTTATCTTCAGATTCTGCAGTTTTTTCTGCTCGTTCTCTTAATCCTTTAGCAACTTCATCTTCTGATTTTTTCGTACCACTAGATTTACTATCTACCAAGTATTCTTTAAAAGGTGCAGTATCAGGATTAAATTTATATGGAAGATTTGCAACCATTCCAATTGATTCTGCATTAGGATTATTTAAAAATTCTTTTTGAGCTATCATTAAAGCTGCAGTTTTAATATCTTCTGTAGATAACTTTGATCCTTTTCCGCCTTTTTTCTTAGATGCAATCAAATGAGTATTATAATAATTTTGGAAATCTTTATTAGCTAGAATTATAAGATGTCTTTCAGCTACATAGTTTTCAATCATTTTATGTGGGGTACTCGACACTTTTGATGCGGCAAGATCTAATTGTGCTTGTTCAGAAGTTTCTTTAGCATATTTATCTCTTTCAGCTTCTAACGACTTCATTTCAGATTTTTTATCAGTTGGTTTCTTTTGTATTCTTTCACCAGTAAATTGTCGTGTTAGAGCATCCATAAAAGCATCTTTAATTTTTGAAGCAAACTCTCCAAGTATTCCAAAAATATCTTTCGCTTTCTCTCCAGCTTTATAACCGAATTCGGATACTTTTTCACCAGCTGTTAATCCAGTTCCAGCTTTAGCTAAAGCTGCACTAGGATCAGTACTCATTTTTTGAGCTAGTACTTCATATATTTGTCGAACAGTTCGTGGTGTTCCTTTTTCATCATAAAATATGGGTCGATTAGCTTTTGCCGCCTTCGGAAAAACATCAGCAGCAATCGTATTTGGATTTTTCTTAATCTCTCTAAACAATTGTTTCGCACCATCGGCACCCATGAAATGTGCAGCATATACATCTGCTGCGTTAGGAGGAGGAGCTAACACAGAACTTTGAATACTCTTAATATTTTCCTGTATAGATTCTCCACCCATCAATGCATTAGCTCTAGCATCAAATGGACTCGTATCTGGTGAAAGACCATATTTTTTACCTTTTCTTCCAAGCATTGTATCCCATGTATCTTTAATAAATTGAAACAATCCAGAAGCAGATGAACCTTTCGCTTTTGCATTTGGATCAAAACCAGATTCTGCATATGCCATTTTCTGCATAATCCCAAGCGGCGCTCCAGTTGCAGCAGAAGCTTCCTGTAATACAGACGCAATACTACCAGGAGCGGATGGAACATTTGCAGTAGTAGTATCAGTCGGTGTAGGAGATGTTTTTGGTGTTTCAGTTCCAGATGGCGTCGCAGAAGTACTTGCTGCCACTGTTGGAGGAGGAGTTCCACCAGGAGTTCCAGCTGGAGTAGAAGGTACTGCAGCTTCAGCTGTCTTCTTTTTAGCTAAAACTACTTCTCGTTCTTTAGCAGTCATAGCTTTCCTAGCTTCTTGTCCTTTATTTTGATTTTCTAAAGCTTGATCTCTAGCTAATTTACTGTCTTTTGCCCGCTGTGCATCCTTTGCAAAATCCTCATCTCCAGTTACATATGATTCTTCTTCACCACCAATAAGCTTACCTATAACTGGAATTTTTCGTCCTTGATTTTTAGCCCAAATCCACAAATTTTGAATTACTCTTCCAGCAAATTGACCAATATTTACAAAAAGATCAACAACACTTCCAAGAATCCCACCAATAAGTGGACCAATTCCGAAAGCCAGTTTAGAACCTTCTATAGCTCCCATTTCACCATACTTTTGTCCTGGACCACTAAATAAATCAATAATAGTATTATTTGATCTTGTTATAAAATTGGCAAAACTATCACCAATATTAGTTACAAAATCGGATAGTCCCCATTGTCCAATCCAACCAATAAGACCACCAATCCCAGCTCCAACTAAACCACCGATTAACATTCCAATTGGACCACCAAATGGAATACCAGCTATAGCTCCAATAGCAGCATAAGGACCCGCTGTTTTAATGGCGGACAATAAACCACCTTCTTGATCGCCAGTAAATAATTGTTTTAAAAATCCACCCATACCATCTTCATCATAAGCCATAAAAGCACTTTTAAGAGCAGAAATTAAAGCACCAACGGTAGCACCAGCAAATCCACCAACTAACATACCAAGTGGACCACCAGCAACACCTATTAGCATTCCTAATCCAAAGTATTTACCAACTTGACCAAGAGTGGTTTCCATATCATCTTTCATAGGACCTAAAAAGAATCCCTTTATACCACCCATCAAACCACCTTCTTTATAACCTTCAAGAGCATCCGACGCAAAATCAAATATTGTCATAATGATTTGAAGAGGTACTGCTATTCTACCAAGTAATTTACCAAATGTTTTCAATGGAGTAAGAATTTTTGAAAATCCTTTTCCAAACCATTCAATAGCTTTACCAAATTTATCTATTATCCCTGTTTTTTGAATATTTCCAAAAACTTTAGCAATGGATTCAAAACCTTTAAGCCCTGCTTCAATAACTTTACCACTTTTTTCAGTAATCCAGGTTCCTGCTCTCCCAAGTTTTGGATCGGCAAGAGCGGCTCTTACACCAGTAAATTTTTCTCCGACAGTTCCAGCAGTTCCTTTAATAGATTGAATAGTAGATTTAACAATTTTACTAGTTGCCTCTCCAATAGCTTTAGCAGTTTGAACTGGACCAGATTCAGTAATAGATGTACCAATTATTTTAGTTTCTTGACCAAAACCTCTAGCAAGTCCTTTAATTCTACCCCATGGTCGTTTAGAAGCTTCTTCCGCTAATCTAAGTTCTCGTCTTTGTTTTATTATTTCCCCAAGTTCTCTTGGGGTTTTTGGTAGTTCAAATCTACTTTCAATTTCTTTTGCCCGTTTAACTTCAGTCATTATATCTTTTAAAGATTTTGGTTTATAAGTTTTATCAACAGCTGGTCCTTGTCTTATTTTTAGTGCTTCATTTTCAGCTTGTATTTGTTTAAATGTTTTACCAGTTTCAATAACAGATGGTGCTTTTTCACCTTTAAGCCAACGTAAAAAACCTTTGGATTTTGCTAGTCCACCAGCTTCGGCGGAATCTACCATCACTCCAGCACCAATTAAACCTCTACCAAGAAGTTTAAGTTGTTCAATAAAACTCATTCCATGACTTTCTAACCAATCACTAATTCGCCTAAGAGGATCACCAATGTGGTCATTGACCCATTTTTTAATTTCATCATACTTAGTAATTAGTGACCAAATAGCAGTTCCAAGACCAATAATCGCTGTTACTATTCCTAATTTTTTCCAGAAATCAGGATTTAATAACCAATCCCAAATGCTCTTTTCTTTTTTCTTTTCTTTAGACGCATCTTCTGTTGGTTTCTTCAAGATTCCAGTTAAAAGAAGAACAACATTATCTTTCCAAGTTTTCTCTTCTTTTTCCTTTAGTCTCTCTCTTAAAGCTTGAAGTTTCTCCATCATTGTTAGTTGTTGCGCATCTTTTTCTTCTTTCTTTCCCTGATCAATCTCGAGCTTCAAAGAATCAAAATTAATAGAAACCAAGTCTGAAATTTTCTGATAGATTTTACTGAAAATTTCTCCTTTAAAAGTTCCACCGTCAGCAAATTTATCAATTTGATCATTTGGAATGATCATACCAGCAGATCTTGGCATTAAAATCTCAGGACCTTTTTCCCCAACTAACATTGGTTTATCTTTATCAACTGGACCGCCTTTAGCAGCTGCATTTAATACTTGAACCTGAGCTGTGTCTGGTTGATTTGGATCTAATAAATTCGAAATACTTGAAGGTTTTCCTCCAAGATAATCTCGAATATCTTTTAATATAAGAAGTTGTTGAGTTATTTGTGGTGGCATAATATTATCTACAAAAATAGATTTACCATCTCTATCAACAATTGTAACTTCTGCAATTCTTTGTCCCGGCTCTAAAAGCTCGTAAACACTTCCAGTTTTATCACCAAGATAACTTGCTATAATCTTAAGTTGATCAATCATTTGTTCATGCTTAGTAACTTTTTTAAGACCTTGAAGTATATTCTGATTACTTTTATCAAGAAGATCTAATCCGAATCTTTCCTCGAAAGATTTAGAAAAATATTCTTCTTGAATTTCAACTCCTCGTTCGACAATATTTCTTGTATCAATAGCTCGTTCTCTTTCTTCTGCTATTTCTTTTTCACGTTCTTGACGAGCTTTTAAGAAAGCAATTCCTGCCGCTCCAGCGCCAACCCATCCAGCTGGTCCACCAAGAAGAGTACCAGCTACAACACCAGCTACCGTCAATGCTGATCTAATTTGCCAACCAATAGATTCTGGAGTTCTTTCAAGCTGTCGTTCAGATTCAATTTCTGCCATCGAATGAACAGCTGTTGCCATAGTACTTTTAATACTAGAAATATCTGCCAAAATTTCAGTCATTGCTCTTGAAGTTTCAAACGTAAAAGGTTCTCCAGATAATGCTATTTCAGCTTCCCTTGTTAATCTTTCAGCACCGTGCATTCTCTCTAAAGATCTTCCAACAGTAATTTTTTGAGATAGATTATTAAAAAACCCTTTACCAGCTTGTGTGCTTAATAAATCAGCAACAAATAACATTTTTCCAAGAGGACCTTCACGAAAAGCTCTTTCACGAGTGGCCTCTAATTGAATCTTTTGACTTTCTTCTAATTCTTTTGCTGCCTTTAATGTTACATATCTCTTTTCAGTTGGGCTCCAAATAAGACGTTCATCAGCTTTAGTAACTTCTCCACCCATTTCTTGAAGCATTGCATCTTGAACATAATAAATATCGAAAAGAACAGATCTTATACGTTCTAATTGATTTGGCAATCCATTACCAACATAATCAAACGCTTTGTCTTGACCGGAAATATATAATCCAGCAGCTTTCGCCCATTCATCTTTATCTTTTATTTTTGTGTAAGCTTCTCCGAAAAAATAGTCTCTTGTTTTACCAAGAGCTTCTTTACCTTTTTCAAATACTTTATGAGGAATAGCTGCAGCACCCTTGATAAATTTACCAGTTCCACGAACAAGATTACCAAGAGCATTCAATCCGGGAATATTAGTGATAGCCCCTGCTATTCCAGACATCATTCTACTAAGAAATCCTTTTTCTTTAGTATACATTATGTTTTTATCAAATCCCATTCCAGTACGAATTGTTACAGCTTCAGATGCAATAGCTCGTTGAACGTCAAAGCTGGCAGATAAAATTGCTAACATTTTACCTTCATATGTTGGTGCCATTTGTAATATAGCTTTGGATGTTGTATGGAGTAGTCTAGTTTGATCAGCTGTTATTCCAAATTGCTCAGCTCGTTCTTTTAACATTTCTTTTTCATCTGAATATCCATATGCGTCTGCAATTCTACTAGTTTCACTCTTTGGTGTAATTATTTTACCTTGTAAAAGTCCAACACCAAAATTAACTAATTGAGCGATTGGATCATATTTTGCTTTAAAAGTATGTAATCCATGTTCTAATTTATCTAAAACCTTAGAAACTCCAGATCGATCATCTTCGCCAAGAATTTCTCGGCCGTATTCATCAGACATTCGATCTGTTCCTTTTTCTTTTTCCTGACGAATAAAATCATTTTCAGAATGATATTCGCCTCTAAGCCCAGCCATCTGCATATTCAATCGTTGCAATTCAGACAATTGGACTTGTTGAACCATAAATGATAATGTTTGTGGATCAACTTTTCCACTACCAGCTAAAGTTAATATTCTGTTGAGAGCTGTTTGTGATGGAGATGGACTATAAAATCTTCTAGCAAATTTATCTGGAGGTTGTTGATTTGGTTGAAGTTTAGCCAATTTAATTGATTTATAAATTCCTAAACCAATCTGCGCACCCATCAAACCGAACATAACTCCTGAAGGTGAAGATAATAAGCCAGAAATTCCTTTGTCCAATAAACCAACACCGGAAGATAAAGATCCAGCAATTCCACCTTTTTTAGCTCCAGCGGCAATTGCTCCGGACACATGTCCACCAGTGAGAAAATCTCCGAGATTTTTTGCTCCACCATAAGCAGAACTTAAAAGACCACCAGTATTTTCTCCTGCTGCCCCTTTTCCAAAAACATTCTTAACTTGACCAGTTAAAAAATGTTCTAGACGTGGAGTGTGTTTGAGTAATCCAGATCCATAACCTAACATTTGTGCAGTATATCCCGGTAAAGTCATAAGATTACGAAGACTACTTAAGCTATCAAGAAGTCTAGAAGCAGAACCAACTGCTCCCAATTGTTTAGCATACGATCTCTCATGTGCCAATCTTCTAGATTTGTATCCTTCGGACAGAGCTCTTGGAAGAAGTACCGACAAACCACTTATTGCTCCAAGGGCTCCAGTGGCTTCAACTTTTGAAGCAAGACCTTTAGGACCAAATTTCTCAAGTAAAGGTCTAGCATACATTGGATCAGCAAACATTGCGCCCAACATTGTTGGATACATTAATTTTTTCTGCAATGGGCTAACAACAGATTTATAATTCATATATTCTGATTCAGCTGCAGATCCTCTTGCCGTTACCATTGGTGCATATAATTGATTATTTAACCCTGGAATATTTCTTGTCATAATTAATATCAACCTCTTTTTATTTTTTTAGAAAATTAATCAAATGGAGATATGATTGGCATAAATGTACGCCAATCATCAGTAGTAATTTGATCATCACCAGATTTTTGTTGTTGATGATATTGGTGAGTTAACATTTCATCTTCTTGTACTGTTCTTGGTTTGTCAATAAAACTACTAATTTGATTCTTATTATCCGCTTGAATTATTAATTTTGTATTCATTAATTCTGCTGTTGATTTAATACTTGAAAAGAAGTTCTGTGAAATTTGTACATTTGAATATTCTAGTAGCGGCGCGATCTGAAGTTGAGTCATTTTTCTGACATATGCACAAAAGCATGCGGCCATGAACATATCCGAAAAAGTGTTGCTCTTGATCGTACCACGATTACTTCGCTGAATTGCACTCATTTGACCAATTAAATCTTGTGATTTAATACGAGATGGATCTTCTATAATTGCATCATAAAATAATGAAACCATCAATTCTTTTGTTCTAGCGTTTGTATTAATTCCATATTCGTGCTCAGTCATATCAACGTTTTGTCCTGGAATCTCACTCCTTCTCAAATCTTTATAAATGTAAGGAATATAATTAAAATTATTAACATGAAACAATAAATGCTCAACAATAGCTTTACCAATTGAGTTATTTTCAATACCTAATAAAATTCTCGACCCAACAATTTTATAAAGCCATTTAAAGAGATCATCAACGACTTCCCCATATTTAACTAGAGATCCCAATCGAACATTCATTTCCCCAATTTGTTGAAAATCTTTATAAGAGAATATTTCAATTGAATTAAAAGCACCTTTAATAGAGCTTGCCGTATCAACACCAATTAAATAATAATCTTTTTGATCAAAATTAGAAGTAAATAGATCCAATTTAGTTTGATGTTTAAGATTAACGGCAGAATCTCTATTAATGAAAATCATTCGTTGAAGTGTATTATCATCGAAGATGCAGTTCGCACCACCAACAAATAATAAATCAAGTTCCTGATTAATTTTTCGTTGGTTAAAATTCAATTCTTTCTTCTGTTTCTCATACCAATCAAGATTTTTTGTTTGATCTTCAGACCAATGATATTTGACTCTAATGAAACTATTTTTAGAAGGATCATTAACAATATCATCAGATGAATCTGCCCAATCTTCCACACCAGTTTCATCATCTAATATAAATAAATTATCAGATTCAACTGCTCTATCATACATTTCGTAGAAAAATTTTCCATCATCCTCAACCCCGTTAGGTGTCGATGTCATAAGAATCATATACGGATAACAATTTCGTATTGCCTGTTCTCTCGCTTTAGAAAGAGTTGGCTGAGCTGCACCATATATCTCCTCCATGTGTGGAATAAACGCAACTTCATCGGCATAAATTACAGGTACGGATAGAGAACGAGACAATGTATCTGGTGAAGCTGTAGTAGAAGGATAGAATGTGTCCACTCTTGACCCGTTTACTAATTCTAAATATGTCTTTATCTCACTTTTAGAAAGGTTTGGAACTTTCATCCACGGTGGAAGATTCTTCATTATAAATTTAATTTTCTTAAGATTTTCTTGAGCCGCCATTTTTTGAAAGTTAAAGATAGCGGCACGATTCGATGGAAAAAATGTCAAAGCCCATGATAGAATACCTGCAGCTATCGTTGATTTTCCCAATTGTCTTGAGGCCATCAAGATCACCATGTGATATCTAAATATAGTTCTTACAGTTCTTCTAAATTTAGCATGCATATATTCTTTCGAATATAGTTGTTTTCCACCAAATTCTTGAAAATACACATAATTAAGAATAAAATAAAGAGGGTTCTGACGACACTTTATCCATTCAGAAACTCTCTCTTCAGTTATATCTATTCCATTTGTCTCTTGGATTGTATTCAATGTCTGCTTATCAATATTTAATAAATTTGATAATATTATTGAACTTTGATCCGTAACTCCTGGACTTATTTGCTGAGGAACATTTATTATCATTTTCGCCTCCGATTTTATCGGCAAGATCTCTTATAAAAAACAATAAGAGATCTTGCCGATATGAAACCTACTACTCAATTGACATTACAATATCTAAATTTTCAACATCCCAATGAATCATAACAGGTGAATATTTTACAATATTTAATTTAGCTTTTAAATTTGATAAAATTGTATTATCTGCCAATACTTCTATTCCATTATCTACTTTATTTGGTGTAACAGAAGAATCTGTTACATAAACCTTTACAGACTTAACATATGATCTATTAGTGTGGACAAATTCAGTTATTAAACTATTATAAAAAACAACATTTGGTCCTGAAAAACTCTTTTGCAAATACTCAGCAATAGCCAAAATCAAATTTTCTCTTTCAGTTGGTATATCTACTGAATTTCTCTGAATATATGTTTTATCACATTTTACTTCAACTCTCATCTTAAATGGTAGCTTTATAACCGGTAAGCTAATCCAATTAGTTCCGTTCCACCGATAATAAATATTGGTATCCGAATCTAAAACAAAATCTTGTTGTAATCCGGCTAAATAAATAGGAATATAAAAATCCCATCCAGATCCATTATAAGTTGCAATTTCATTATTATGACCCGTAAATGCACCAACCCCAGCAGTTCCTACTCTAAATCTCTGTCCGGTTAAAGCAACTGTTGGAGGAGTATTTATGGTATCAATTACAGGATCTAAATAATTGTAATAGTCTTCTGAAAAAATTTCTCCACCTTGTAAAAATATAGCTTCAATGAAAGGAGATTCAATATAATAAGAATTTAATAATCTGCACTGAACATTATCTGTCACCATTCTATTTTCATTAAAAACCGCGGTCGTAATGAAATTTCTAAATTTATCAAGGTAATAATCTGGATCAGTTGCGAAAGTAGTATTATACATAACTGGAATATTAACGATATATGAATCTTGCCCAGATTGATACCTAACTAATGTTAATTGATCTGAAATGTCTTCTAATTGATAAAATTTATTAGTTGTATTTGTGAATTTAAGTGTAGTTAAAGGACCATTTAATACTGCCGGAACAGAATTGTCCCCAGTTAATCCTAATGCAGTTAAACATGTTGATCCAGTTAATGCTATAAAAATATTTTGAACAGTTTCTGCACCGGCAAGAACTGGAGGAGTTAACTTGATTCTCACATTACCATTATCATCAGTATAAGATGAGGCGATAGTACGACCAAATTGAGTATTGATTTCTGTAATCAGTGTCGCAGCTGTCACTGCAGCACCAGCTGTCATTGTGATTGTTGTAAATGATCCGGAATAAGGTGATGCATCATTAACTTTCACTTTTAGAACATTTGCACCAACTGTATTAAATGGACTATAATTATTTGTTAGAACAGAATCTGAAATTCCACATTTGATTTCTATTTGAATTTCACTTTCAAAAAGACCAAACGTGTCAGCGTTGTCATAGATGTAAGTGAATTCATTTTCAGACAATGGGAAACAGCTCATGCGCTTATCAACAATATTCAAATCTGCACCATAAATAGACACATTAAATACAAGATCACTAATGGTTTGATATGATTTAAGTCGAATAGTTGTCTCATAAGTCGTTTCATCATAATCTAAATTAAGATAAACAACAGGAATATCAAAACCAGTTCCAATAATAGCTGGATCAAGAACAACATCTGCAAAGTCAATTCGAGATAAATCTTTTAATATATACCCAGCATAGTAATTCATTCGGGTATTTCCTTTATAGATAAAAGGGCTTATAAAAGATTCCGAATTTATTGTAAATGTTGGTCTATAATATAATGGTTGAAGTTCGTAAGAAATTGGTTCAATGTCAGCTGTACCGGCCGTACCATCATCAGTGAATGTTACAGTTGGAGCATTCACCTCCCAATATTGATCTCTAAATGTTGGAAATCTTCCATACACTCTATATTTCGTAGCGTATGGCACTGCTACCCAATCAATTTTTACAGAGTTGTCTGTTCCACTGGTAGTAGCTGTTACGACTACAGATGGTGCAGATTGTCCCCATTCATCAATTGCTACCACAAAATAGCCATAAGTATCATCAGAAAGTGATCCACCAGCAACTGGCGTTGCTGTCGGAACATATGCAATATCGGAAGTGGAATTTAAATCTAATACTTGTTCATTGTGATTAAGAGTATAACAAATTGATTGATTTCTATCCCGATAAGCTCGACATAGATGAAAAATATTATCAAACACATTAAACTTCTTAAAGAGAAATTTAAAATCATCAAAGTAATTAGCAGCAATATTATAAAAATCTTGCTGACTCATCATATTATCACGTGTTTGAATAAAATTAACAATTGCATCTCGTAAATCTTCACCACTCAGTGGATCTAATCCAGCTTCAGAATAATCAAAATCAACAAGTGGTTGCTGCGACACAGATGGTAATGAACTAGAGGGCGTTAAATCTCCAGCAGGCGTATACATATAATCATATGCTAATACATTGCCGATAATTTGAATTTTCAAATTTGTTTTATCAATAAGATTTCCAGAAGTACCTCTTGTAGATTTAATAACCAATCTAATCGAAGCCCCAGAAATCCAATTTCCTCTAATCCCTGATCCAAATTCGAGAACATAATTTGTTGAAGTTATTTTTCTTAAGAAAACACTTTTGCTGTCTCCCTTTTCAAGGTATTTCGTATATTTTATTTGATATTCTTCTTCAGCAACTGATCCAGATGGAATTACGAAAACTTGTAAATCCGAAAGATAATACCCAGCATCAATTCCGAAATAATATGTTTGAAATGATCCAAAATTATACGGCTTGAGCACAAAGGATATTTCTTTTTGTGAATACTGTGTAGTAGAATAAAGTGGTACAGATATTGTTGAAGTAGATGATGGAATTGTTAACTTTGTACCATCTGCAGTAATAACATCTGCAGAATAATAATATAATCCATTGTCTTCAACTTCAATAAATTTATATATTGCATCAATGGTAAATTGAAAATTATCAATAAAAAATTTGGCATCTATTTGGGTAATAGTTCCAGAAGAACTACTATATCCCACAATAACCTCTCTTCGAACAACTCCATAAGGTCGACGAGGTAGCCAATTTACCATATCAAACTCTATAGTTCCTACAGCAGAAGCTGCCGTAGCGAAAGTAGGGATATAACCATATGTTGATGCATGAATGTATTGGCTCTCTTCTGTTTGAGATGTTCCAATAAATGCTTCTTTAAAAAGACTATCATAATATTGTTTTAAATCAAAGTGAGTATATCCTAAAAGATTCATAAAAAAACCAACAAATCCAACTTTACTGATTTGTAGGTCAAATATTCCCAACTCTGTTTTTAATTGATCATAATAATAATTTACAAATTCCTCTGGAGTTGTATAATTTAATGTTGGTAATAGATTTGCCATAATTTTTATAAGCTCCCTACAACACTATATTTATATATTATTATTTTTTATATTAAAAATTTCCTGAAACCCATTTGCCTTTGCTACCCCTTGTACACTTCCCCACATACTTTTCACACCACTAACAGTGCTTCCAACGATTCCACCAAGTTTAGCAGCATTGCCTGTTAGATTTTTTAAAGCTCCAGATGTTGATCCTAAAGCTGTATTTAATACTCCACCAAGAAATCCACCAAACATTCCACTCCCATCTTGTGAAGCAAATTTTTGAACAACTTCATCTAACTCATCAAAAAGCCAGTGTCTAGTTCCGCTAATTGCTGTGTTCTCAGTATATAAAGCCTCTCTATAACCACTACATGAGTATGTAAATGGTAAAGTAACCATTTCATTTGTTGTTCTTGACCCAATAAGTTCTTTATTCGGCAAGCTCTGGGGGAAGACTCCGACACATTTACTCACAAAAGTAACAGTTTGCATGTCTGGACGATACTTCACAATATAAAAAGAAGCAGCATAATCTATTGAACTATATAATTCTTTTGCATCACTAAATTCAGATTCTTCTGGACTAGTATAATATCCCGGATTTGGTTCAATGGTTCCTTCTAAAATTTCTCGAATATATTCAATCCAAATATGATGAAACATATATATATCTAGTTGTCGATTATCAATAAATGTAATAGAGCATGTATCAGTTTCTGATACTTCTGATGCTATCGGAACAGCACCACTTCGTAATGAAATATTTTCTGATCGTATTTGACTTTGCGGTGGAGTAAAATCTATTGCAGCAAATGTCATAATTTTACCAACAATATTCATGTAACTGTCTTTATCATCTTGACTATAATGATTTGAACTACTTAAATAATCATATCCAGATAAATGTGGTGGAATGAAGAACACTAAAGTATAACCATTAATATCAGGTGCGAAATCCCGATACAGTTGTTGGTAAAAATATTTTATTACATCGCTTTTTGGTGAAGTAAATACAGTATTTAAATATGATACTAAATCTGCCCCTTCATATCCAAACATATCACCCATTATACTTCCACCGGAATTTTTAAATATTCCACTTGTTACATCTTGAATTATTCCCATATTTTTTCTCCATTATCCGGCAAGATCTTAAGCTAGATCTTGCCGGATAAAACTTTTAAATCACATAATATCAACTAATCCTTGACAATTATGCTTCTTTAAATTATAAATCAATCCATACAAAACAACATTACAAATCTGCATCTGTTGAGCTTTTCCATAATTATCAAAATCTAACATCAAATCTTCTTTAAAGATTTTAGAAGACAATCCGTTTAAAATTTTCTGCATTTTACGAATTTCTTCAGTATTCTTTGATGAAATAATATTTCGTTTCACATTTACCATAAAATCTTTATTACAAATATCATTCTTGTCAGAAACGTTTGTACGAGATAAAATAATTGATAATGCATCATGAATCATATCATAGTTTTTATGATTATGCAAAGCAGATAACATGGTTTCAATAACTTTTGTAGATACTTTTGTTGCTTTGTTTATTTCCATAACAAATGAGTTCGGGTATTGTGCTTTAGCATTCATGGAAATAAAATCAGCTGTAGATGTGACTATTTCATCTCTATTATGAATAGTTGAATATTGATCAAATCCAGTTTCTTCATCATCACCTTTAATAATTGTTGGAGTTGTTAAAAACAATCCATTCTCTTTAGCTTTCATATACAATGGCAATAAACCACCTTGCGCTCTTTTCTCGCCAGAAGCCGCATCTATTACTGGATTAAAAACAAACAACTGATCAATTCTCGCCCAACTTTGCATAAATAATTGTCGCAATCTATATACATCTTTTGCAATCTCTGGACGATATTTCTTCATCAAAGTTGTAACATAATAATCTTTCAAAAGTGCTAGCGGCGAATCAAACTTCGTAACATTATGTTTTTTATTAACCAAATGAGCTACGACATATTTCATAACTCTTTTATCACAATATTTAATATATGCATATTTTCGACCATTCCAAAGTTTCTGTAATAGTAAAAATAAGGAATTGTTAATCATTTGATCATCATTCTTTTTAATTCCATAATAAACTAGCAGCAGCAATATTTGATAATATGAATCATTATACATGATCGCATTGTTTGGAAATTTCCAATCAGCTTGAAATGCATTTCCTACTGTTTTAGGATCAAGCTGTAATAATGTAAAAAGATTCATCACTGCTGTTGTTGGAATGGTGAATTTGTAACAATACCCCTCATCAGAGTTCATAGCCTGTGTGTATGTGGTAGATATTAATCTACTTAACTCACCATGAAGTTTTGTTCGTAGATTTGGATTTGCTTGAATTGTTTTATCTAATTGATTATAAATTGTCAATACTTGATTGCTCACAATATACTCTCCTTTTATAATAAAAAATTAAACGACAGCAGCAACCACTTTTGCAATATTATGTACCTTACTATTAAATGATTCTACTAATTCAACCAATGTTTCCTGATCAAAAACTTTTCGATAATCTGCAGATTCAATAAGATAATCAATCCTAGATTTTACAGCAAATGGGAAAGCAACCCGAAGCAGAAGATTTTCTACGATATTAACTTTTGTACTGTATGCTATCGCTTCCTCTGGATTTGCTCCTTCACTAATAAGGGTCTTGGATAATTCTCTTGATTTCTCAAGATATTTTTCGGTTCTCTGTTCTGGAGTTAATGAATAAAATGATTTGTCAAAATATTCATAAATGATCGTTGATAGAGTTTGCCGCTGAACTTCATTGGATTTCTCAAGAATTTCAAAAGTCAAACCCTTACCATAAATCTCTGGCTTTAAATTTACAAATTCATAAATCTGTCGAATGTTTTTAAAGTAACTACCAAGAGCTTTATATAATTCATCGGACTCTTCTAATTTCTGTAGGAACTGATCAAAGTAAAGCATATCAATTTTAACTTTGCCTTCCCAAATCAAAGCATCATATGATTCAAAAAAATCTGCACCGGCAGTAGCTTTGGTAATACCTTCTTGGATAATTGTCATATGATCTTTCTTTTTCTCTTTCGCCTCTTGAATCTTTATAAGAGCCGATTTAGCATCTTTCATCACATCTAAATTGTAATTGTCAAAAGATAATTGCATTTGAAAATCCTCCTAATAATAATAATTTTGAGATTGTGTTGTAGTTAATGGTCTATTCACTTTAGATTGTACAAATGTAGCTAATGTTTGAATTCTTGATTTGTTCACATCTGTTTGGTTCATTAATTGATAATGAACTTCTCCTCTTTTAGAATCTACCACAATTAGATTCGGAACATTTAGTCGGTTGGCAATAAATTTCACAATACTTTTAATATAAGTAGCACTTACATCTGGCATATTTACTTGTTCTTTTGTTAAGGGTGTGGAATTTGGTTGTAATGATCGCCCAATCTGTCCACCAGACAACATGTGCTTCCAGCTTTTACCCATAATTGCAGCGTGTAACGCAACTACAATTTCAACAGGAAGCACTAATGTATAATTCGGCCAAGATGTAACCTCATTCACGGACTTTTCAATTTCAACATCAGCAATTAATATAAATTTACACAATACCTCTTGAAATTTAGCTAAAAATAGAAAATATAAGATATCAACAATCCCATCATGAAACTCTGGAATAACTTGTCGTAATATTTTATTTCTATCAGCAATTCCAAGATTCTCAAGAGTAAATTCGCTGTCAGGGGTTTGATCTTCTTCATCCACAAACTCTTTAATAAAATTCTTAACAACTTGATTAATAAGATTTTTAACTACTATCAAATTTGAATTAAATTCTCTTGAATAAGTATCGGCAACTACTGTCTGTAATTGTTTCTCTAATCTTACAGATAGAGATTTACTAACTCCGCTAGCTTTCTCAAACATATCAACAAAATGTAGATAAGTTGAATTATTGAATGATCCAACCGAAATAGAAGTATCTCCTGCCCAACGACTAATATTTTCGACAACTTCAACACTATCTATTGCACATAAATCTTTTAATGATTCTATTTTTTCTTTTATATTCTCTTGTCGAAAACTCTTGTCGATATTTGCAAATAACTTTCCAACAATATCAGTTATATTATCAAACAATTCGTCATCAATTTTCTCTTTTTTCACATTAACAACATTTAAACCACTTGATGATATACTAATTAAATTACCTATTGATAATAACCAGATTGTTCCAGTAGTTCCCATAATATCTGTAAAAGAATTTATTAAAAAATTTCGATATCGGATAGATTGAGATCCAAGACTAGCTTCCTGTACTCTCACTCTACTTATTCTTTCATCGGTAGCATCAAGACCAAAACGTCTTTCTGCCGAAGTTCGATTTAGTACAAACTTAAAATATGTTTTAGTATTATCCAAATCAGTTCGATTCAAATACAATGGTATAAATTGTTGTTGAGTTTTGAGTTCTTCTTCATTATCAATTTGAGACTGAATTTTAAATCTTTTATTACTCGCTGCCTGTTGAAGTGAAGGCAATATATTAAAACGCCTAGTAACCCGCTCAACTCCCCTTGAAATACCAATGACTCCTCGTTGAAACCAACTTCCAAGATTTTGTCGAACTGTCGGATCAGTTATTAAGTTATTTAATAACCGCCAATATTTCTTTTCATCCAAACTTTCCAATTCTTTAAAAACAGCATCAATATTGGTTTCTGAATCTAAACTGAGATTTAATCCAATAGAAGCGATTAGGACCCACATAAGAGTTAAAGTATCTACTTGAAACGAAGACGTACCAACGATAACGGGAACTTCAATCATGTTGCCCATTGTAATTGTTTCAATATAGGGTCTGAATTTCGCTAATTTTGGATCTGTTTTAATAAGCTGTTGAATAACTGCTGTTTTCTGAGTAATCTTTTGTTGAAGAACTCCAGCGTAAGCAGCATCAACATTATAGTTTGGAGAAGCAGTTCCGTAACCAGCCGAACTTATTCCCTGCTGTGCAGCGAGTGTCCGAAGGATTCCACTAGTAGGATCTACCGATTGTTGTCGTTCATCCCAAAGTGGGCGAATTTGATTAGCGGTTCCTATAATACTAAATGCATTCTCAACAAATAAATCTGATAAGAAAGTAACAGAAATGAAATCTCTTATAAGTTGTTCAAATGGGGGAGTACTCTGAACTTTTATCTTATCCGCGATAAGGATTGGATAAATAAAAATCAATTTTAGCTGAGAATTTATATTTCTTTTAGGATTTCTAACTCCAGCAGTTCCTTTTGAATATTGACCATAACCTGTTATATTCATAATATACTATTATCACCTCACTTATGTTTAATATCTTTTAAGATAATACTCAGTTCTTTATCTAAATTTGGATAAATCTTTTTATACTCATCTAATATTTTATCAGACATCTCATTAATTCGTTTCGAACTTGCAGGATGTGTTGACGGTATAAACCAACTGTTGATAAAACTCCATAATTTTTCATACCATGATCTGTGTTTTTCTACTTCAACTTGTCTACTATGGAGTTTATAAAGAACTTTTACAAATTCATCACCATAACCATATTTAATCGGAAACTGATCTGCTCGATATTCACTCTTATGTTCCAAAAATGTAAGAGAACGAGTTAAAGTAATAACAATTAAGCTAGCAATCGCGTAAGATGGAAGAGAAAGAAGATTCAATATTGCTAGAATTGGTGTTTTGAATATTTCTCCAACAAATCCAACAAATTTTTGAAAAACATTTAATAATAATCTAGGAAGATTTGAAGTGTAAGTATATACATGTCCAAGTTCATGTAAAAGAATTGATGTTAATTCTCTTGGAGAAAACATATTAATTAAATCAATTCCTATAATAATGTATACTTTTTTAATATATTTTGATGGTTCTTCAATTACATTTAGATTTTTAAGATTCTCCCCAGATTCAAAATCTTTTAACAAATTGATAAGATCTGTAGATATTGTTTGATTGTAAATCGGTATTACGGATGCATTAGTATATTTTGGTTTTAAAGTTAGAACTACGTGCTTAACTGAAGTAAATTCTTTAATTTTCTGTGTAAGTTCTTTTTTAGCGGCGAGATCTTTGTTGTTCTCCTTTATTCGAGAAAATATTTTATCTATATCTTTCAGTATGTCACTTCTATATTTCGATACTTCAAAAATTAATTCTTGAATTTCAAAATTGTCCATAATTTTCCTCAACAATCTCTTCTAAAAATGAATTGATAGCCTCGATGGATACATGTAAAACGATTAGATCCAAGTAAATATGGAATAGCAAGTTCTCCTTTACCTTCAAATGTATCAACATCAAATGTATCGTCAAACATAATATAGCCACCGATACTCACTTTATCAATAGCTTCTAATAGTAATTTTAAATGATATATCCCAGAATCATAAGAATCCTTTACCCAATCAATTGTATCAAGATATAATAAATCAATATTATTATACTTTATATTTCTCAAAAATTCAATTCCGTCTTTTTGAGTTAGAGCAACAGAAGTAGATTTATCAGATCCTGTAATATATTTCTTTAAAACCTCTGTACATTTTAATAAATTATCTTTATTGATATCACATCCATGATATGATCCACCGTATTTAGAAATATACCAAGCCCAGATTGAAGTAGAATCTCCATCACTCAAATTACCAGGATTTCTTGTCACCCCAACTTCAACAATTAATGGATTGATTTTCTTATTTTTATAAAGATCTTCAAGAACTGTTTTAAAACTATCATGCCGATTTTTACTAGTATGAAATACTTCTGGTGCATCGGCAAAATCTAAACTTGGTCTATCATCAACGTCCCAATCAACATAATGTGCTTGAGTCCATTTATTATCAACTTTAAAATCTTTGATGAAAACAATATTTTCGGGTTTAGTTTTATTATTTACGATTGTCCCAAACCAATATTCCAAAATGTAATTGGTATGAGGAGCAACTTGTTTAAATTCTTCCCACGATTGACATCTAGGTATAACTAAATTATACCATTCCATGTCACATGAAAAGAGATCTGTCCGGTACATATTATCCTGATAGTGAACAAAGAATGCTACTTTATCTTCAGAATTATTTTCTTCAAATAATTTCATATATTGATCAAAATCATAGTCTAAATCAGATTCAACATAATGAATAGTGTGGTATCTTTCTTTAATTAATAACAAATCTATGGCATTTCTAATATTCATTAAACATGCAACCCCATGATAATCAACATTAGAAATCCTATCTTGTTTAACGCCATCTTTCATACGCCAGAAAGATAATCTCCAATTATCACTTAGAATATTTTCTTTTTCATAAATATAATAATCCACCAATCCTTGAACTTCTTCAGTTACAGGATAATGAGTAACTAAACAAACTGGAAAATTCTTCTCTTTTAAGAACTTAATTTTATTGATTAAAAATTTTGTCTTTTCTTTTGTATTCGGCCAAGCGCCAATTACAAATATAATTTTATTGTTCAAAACTTACGCCTCCATATTTTATGTCTAAAAATGCTTAAAAATTATCATATTATTTCTATATGAAACCATTTTTTTCTGATATTCAAAAGATTTATATAGAAATTATTATAATATCGAATCAACTAAATAGTGAAAGGAGATAAGAACATATGAAAAAATTCTTTGTAACTTTGGCAGTATTTGTGATGTTGGTAATCGCCGGATCAGCTTTTGCTGGTCCGATTGATTGGATGGCTGATAAACTGGGATACGTCCCGGAAACTCAGTTGGTTGCCGCGCAGGCGGAAACCGCGAAAGCTGTTGCTGCCGCGAAAGAAGCAACAACTGCTGCAAACAATGCAGCAGATATTGCTGGCAAGGCAACAACTTACGGAATCTTCATGACCGCCCTTTTGGGTGGTCTGGCAATTTTCCGTAAGAAAATCGCCAAGAAGATTCTTGCGGAGAAGCCTGCAAAGGCCGAGCCGAAAGAAGTCTAAAAAACGGGCAACATCCGAACTTTCACCGGATGTAAAACTAGTGAAATGTAATACTCTGGGGCAGTACCAGGGGGCTTGGCAAGCCGTCAAACGCTACACGCTTTCGGGCGTGTTTTCTTTTTGTTTTTTATGCAACATCTTTTGCAAAATTCTTAGCAGCTTCTTCTGCTTGCTCTTTAGTTTTAATTATATATTCTTTTCCAGATTCATTTCCACAAGTATCAGATTTAACTTTCTCACCAATTTCAAAACCATGAATAGCTCGATGACTCCAACCATAACATTTCTTATTTGGTGACCATCCCCAAGAGGTCACCGAATGATTTGGATTTAGTTTTTGAGCATTAATTTCTAACCAATCTTGAAATCTCACTTTTGGTTTTTTATTAGCATATCTAGGAAGATTTTTGAAATCTCTTTCTTCCGGTGGAATATCTGTAAATAAATATCTTGTTGTTTTAAATGTCTTAATCCTATTTGTTTTAGGATTAAGCTTTTTATTTTTTTCTTTATGGATTAATGGAACTTTATATTGTCCAGAACTCTCATCTCTCTCAAATAAATAATATAAAGATAACATTTTTATTAATTCCTTTCTGAATCAAATTTGTTTACAAAGTTTTCAATATTTGGATCTATGAAATATTCATAATTCTCTCTGATTTTTTCAATCGGCCAATTCCACCAAGCGATCTTAAGAAGACGATTTATAATTTCTTGACTGAATCTGTACCTTACAATTTTTGCTGGATTACCAACAACAATTGCATATGGTGGAATTTCTTTAGCTACAACAGCGGCAGTTCCAACAACTGCCCCATTTGAAATTTTAACTCCTGACATAATAGTTACATCTTGACCAATCCATACATCATTTTCAATAACTATATCACCCCTTGTTAATCCGGTTACAGGATAAGGATTAGGTAAGCCGGCAAAGATATCAGGAATTATATTAACAAAATTAGTAGTCATAACTAAATGAGTAGCGTGATTGCCACCAAGCATTACAGTGAGACCACTAGCAATTGAACAAAAGTTTCCAACTATAAGATTGCTTGCTGGAAAAACATTTTTAACATTCCCAACAATATAACTATGTTTACCTAAAGTAGTTGTACCCATTTACTATTCCTTCCAAAGTTTATCTATTAAATCATATACAAAATCTTCTTGTTCTTTAGTAAATTTCCAGCGTTTATTTATGTTCTTTTTCGCCCATTCATATGGATCTGTCTTCTTTTCTTCTGCCATAGCTAACCAATCAGCTATCATTGCAGATATATATGTCAATGGCATTTTAGTAGCATCGACAGTCTTCTCTGGTGGTTTATCCCTATCAGTAGAGTTTAAATTTTTAATGGTTAATTCATCATCCCAATAATCGGGATGATGTTTATTTGTTGATATGTGATGAAAAGTTGCATTATTCATCTGTCGTTCGACTATATTAGATGGTATATATTCTGCACCACGTTCTTTCATATGATGTTTCCAATTTATATGTAAATATGGTGTATATTCCGGCTCTTTAAATTTACTCAAATCATGATATTCTTTTTCCTCTTCGAGTATGGCGCGATCTAAACGAGGATCATTTAAAGCAATAATTTTATCAATATATTTTCGAACTAAAGATATATGATAATTTGTTCTGTTTTCAAAATGTTGTATCATAGAATAAGTAGTTTTTCCAGCCCTTCTTGAATTTTCAAATATAACATGAGCAGTTGATATCATTTTTTATTCTCCACACCTATTTTAGATTTGTTATCTCTTAAAGATACTCTTACGAGTGAGCACGTACTACCAATAAATTTTTCACATTTATCACAAGCTAATTTCTTATGAATACAATATTCTGGTTTTAACCATTTTAACATCGTATTTCTCCCAATTAATAAATTATCTTCCGTTTCCGTTTCTTCCACAAAGATCACAAACTCCTCTGGAATATAAGCAAAAGAAACATGCTTTTGTATCAATAAAAGGATCATCTGCCGGTGGAATAATATTATTATCGATATAGTAATTAATATATTTTATTTTATTTTCAACATATTCAAGATATTTCTCAGTGACATCATTAATAGTATCGATTACTAAAGTTGTCATAAAGAAGAAAGAGTTTGATTTAGAATTAAGTAATTTTTTAAGATCTTTAATTTTATTCAATACTTCACTAAAACTTTCAACATCAGTTGCCGTTACATCATGAGCAATATAAATAAATTGAACAGTTTGAATGTCATATTTTTCAAATTTTGGTTTCATTGTTCCTTTTCGAATCTTAATATTTGGATCTCTAGCTTCAGCTAAATGCTTTTCAAGAATATATTTATAAACCATTGTCTGATAAAAATCAGAAACTCTTGGTTTTCTAGTCCTAATAATTTTTTCATAATCCGAATATGTACAGCTTTTAATTTCTACGAGAATGTTTGGGCCTATCAAATTATCCAATCTTCCAGAAAATCTAATAGACGGGACTTTAAGTGATACTTCTCTTTCAGTAAATTGATCAGTATTAGACTGTATAAAATCATGAATTGCGGTTCCAATAGTTGATCTCATTAAGATAGGAAGCCACTTGTCCGCAAAAGATTCAACAGGTGTATTTGTTAATTTATAAAAAATATCTCGAATACAACCAGATGAAATATCATATGCACTAATGTTTTGAACTGCATCTCTATACAATTGATTTTTTACCGATGATCTTTCAAATAATTCCTGATTAAATGTATCAATATTAAATGGTGAATAACTGGTTGGTAGATTCGGCAAGATCTCAAAAGGAACATTCAAATTAGGTGCCTCAGAAGATTCTGGAATAATAATTTCCGGAGATTGTGTCGTTTCTGAGATTTTTTTCTTTTCTACTTTATTTGGAACTTGTAACATCTTTAGTAAATCATTAAATTCACTCACACTGCGCCTCCAACATTTTTTCTTTTACATTTGTAATTTCTATATAATTTATGAAGTAAAGGATTTTTGGGTGGTATTGCTACCACCCAAAAATTCAAAAATTATTATTTCTTTTCATTTCCAAAATTTGCAGCCGCCTGACGAGCAGCCATAAGACCTTTCATACCATACTTCGTAATAAGCTGTTTCTTTGTCAGCTTGTATGCCTTCTTAAAACGAATCATCTTAGTATAAAGAGGATCTTTCTTTTCACGAGCAATTTTAACTGCAAAAGCTCCCTTAAGAGCAGCAATTTTTTCCAAGCGTCCACGAGCAATCATGCTCCTACCAAAAGCTTCATTCAATACTTTTTCATCTGACATTTTTTAGTTCCTCCTGAAATTTGGATTGTAGTGTTGACCACCAATTTGTGGTCTATTTAATTTTGGTTGAAATTGAGATGATTTAGCAACTTGTGCTGGAAATTTTTCACCACTATAACGCTGCATATCTTTATCATTAATTCTTTGAATTGTTTGCCGTGATTCATATATCTTTGATCGCAGTTTATTAATTTTTTCCAAACGTTTATCTTCTTCTAATCTACCATCATAAACTAACTCTAAAACTCTATAAAAATTATCTAATGCTTCTCTAGCAGCTGTATAATAACTCTCACAAGCAGCAGCAACATTTGTACTAGAAACCATTTTCACAATATCATCAGAATCTGTTTTTTGAACTACATCAAATGCCCCAGTTCGCTTTAAGCAGGCAAAATAATTTTCCATATGAAGCCCGATCAAATCAATCAATTCTCCAATATAACACTCTCTGAGACATTTTCCTTGTTCTACACTTTTTGCACCACCGATAGAAGATGATGACTTAATAGCAAGAGGTGTAAGCAGCTTAATATCAGATAGTTTTGTTATTCCACAATTAGCATAACATTTTCGAGTATTCTCATAAACGATTGCTGATCGAATTTGCCAATACTTACCACCTCGTGCAAGTTTTCGACCAAGAGTTTCAATAGATTCTCCAATAGATGAAAGAATTTTTGCAAATGAACGTGCAAATGGTTTCCCCATTAATAACGCAACAATACCACCCAACATTAGCCCAGCGGGAATAGTAACAATAAATTCTTCTGTAAGTGTTTCCTGCATATAGATACTATCGAGATAATTTTTAAATATTCTTTGTTGTTTTAATCTTGTAATTTCATATAATTCATTATAAAGGGGTAGATCATATTCCTGAAGAAATTTAACAACGTCAAAAAGATCTTCAAAAATCTGGTCTGGTGTTTGTTCCAGACCAGAATCCATAATATATGCTTCACTAATTCCTTTTAAAAATCTAACATCCATAATAGATTCTCCAACTCAGTCTTTAAATACTGGTTCATACATTATTTCATCATCAATATTTGTGGGTGTATCACCTTTCACTTCTTCTGGTTTTTCTGTTTCAGGAGGTGTCGTAATATCTTCATCAAGTGCCTCATCTGGAGAAATAACAGTTTGCAATGTTCCAGATGATTTTAATTGAAATAATCCACTTGTAATTCTTTGTTCGACTGCAATAGACATAACGTAGTCGAATGCATTTCTAAAGTTTTCATCTTTCAGATAATAATCGTAAGCATTTTTTCTATACATCTTTTCAGAAGTATAGTTTGAGTTACCAGTAACAGGGTCAATAAATTCGAGATAAACCTGAGGACCAGATTTCTTGATAGATAATGGGTAAGGAAGATTCTTCTCTTCCTTAAAATACTTCAATTCTGATCTTGTCATTTCGGCAAGAAATGTGTATTCGCTCCAAAACTTGTGTAGACCAGTTCTTTTATCAAATACACACATAACAGACTCTTGAGAAGGAGCAGTCTTATTTTTTTCGGTAAATATATTCATAAACCAACCGGAGATACCCATCCCATCATTGGGTGTAATTGCTGTTTTTCTTGATAGAAAAAGCCATTGTGCTACCTTATGATTAAAAGCAATAATCGATGATGCAGCTTTATAATCATTCCATGTACCAACAGATTTTTCTTTAGCAATATACTGCCCTTCAAGCTGTAGATTCGCTCGAACCTGATCAATCGTCAAAAAAGTAATTCTATTATAAGCCAACAAAGGATAATATTTTTCGATGCAAAAAGATAATTGACGTGCTTTTACACCAATTATACGATTGGGATCATCAGCATCATTAATCTTAGAGCAAGATGTTGCTGCGATACTATCCCAAATAATCATAATTTTAAATTCTTTTTGTAATTTTTCTTCAAATTGTTTTTTGATTTCTACCAACGTTTCAATCATATGAAAGAAACCATAAATATCAATTACAACTGGCTCATAACGAAATCTTTTTTCATCTATACCAAAAATTGTTATTCTAGATGAAGCATTGCTTGTTACTGAAACATTTCCAGCGCCTTCTATATCTAGATAAACAATAATTGAATTTGGATACATAACCTGAAATACTTTAGAAAACTGAAATGCAAATGTGCTCTTGCCCGTTTCTGGCGTAGAGGACAATACTACAGGTGCTGAAGATATTATTCCGCCTCCCAACAGGGCGTCTAAATGTTGTATCCCAAACGGAGTTACATATGGTTTGGGAGCTCTAGCATAACCATAATCCCGTGTAATAATTTTCTCAAAAGCTTCACCTAGCTTTTCGGCGATACCTTCGTCTGCAGGTGCAAAATTTGAGGAATCTAATGTACTTCCAACTTCTGCTGCTTCTTTCTTTCTAGCCATTCCGCCTCCAACTTTTTTTCGCTCATAACCTATGAGCAATTTTTCTAACGTCACCCACCAGATTTAATAACTGGTGTTCTAGAACAGCTAGGACAATCAGTTGGATCTGGCTTAATAACTTTTACTTTTACCACATTTGGATCTGTACTTAAATTTTGACTATCCTGATTAATATATTGTATAAACTCTGAGACAATTTCATCTAAATCAATTTTATCTTTCTCTGGAATGGTATTAGATGTAGTCATCAATATCTTCCTTTTTATTTTTTTTGTCTTCTTTTTCGTCATCATCTTCTTCATCTTTAGATTTTTCATTATCAGAGTTTTCTATCTCAGTATCGTCATCATCAGGAAGATCATCATCTTCCAATTCATCAACTTCTGGAGGAATTTCGGATTCAATATCATCTAAATCATCTTCAGAAATATTTTCCCCATCAAGTTCGTCAAATTCATCATCGATATCAATATCATCTAATTCTTCATCCGACATTTGATCAACCTCATCTGGAATTTCAGATTCAATATCATCAAGCTCTTTATCGTTCATTTCAAAATCTTCTTCATTTTTAGCCATATCTTCAACTCCCTGATCTTCGTATTCTTCAGGATCTATTTTCTTAATAATGATAATTTTTTTAACTGGCGGGATATCGGCAAAATCATTACTAAGTGCATCTACATTTCGACTTCCAGATGCTACTCCAGGGCTAGAACCAACCCTTATAATGGAAATCATAAATTATATCCTCCTACAACTTATATTCTGGATCTTTGTCCAAATTTGTTTTAATTGTGCTGGCTTGAGCTTTACCTACGCCGGACATAGCATTCCCAAGTTTTTCAAAAAACTCTGAAAGATTTTCCCCACCATTCTTTAATCCTTCATCAATTTTACGTATATCAACATCAAGTAATCTAAATTTACCAATAGTAATATCGTTAATTTCTTTATGATATCGATGTTTAATACTTTCTAATTCAGACATTGAATTGAATATTTTTGTTAATAATTCTATATTAGTTCTGATTGCTGCAAAATATTTAGCTTTCTTTACAGCATCTGTTTCTTGTACAGCTAGTTGTTCTAGCTGTCTATTGGCATTTTCTAATGATATCTTGTGGGATTTCAAATCTGTAATAAAATTATCTAAATGATCAATTTGTTGTTCTAACTGTTTTTTTCTTTCAGAAAACTCTGTTTTAATTTCTGTCTTACTATCGATTTCCATGTTATTTACCTACTGTCAATTTCGCTTAAACAAATTCTAACAAATTTCTTTAACTGTTCAACAAAACTAATCTGATCTATTCTGACGGATGTAAGTGTCATTAAATTGATATATTCGCCGGAGAGAATAAGATTAATAAAATTATCAGATATCCGGGATAATACTGGTTGTAAATAACCATCAGAAAATACATTTTTAAATGGATATGTTAACTCATCTAAAATAACAGATTTAACTAATTCTGGTTTAATCAACATATCATTATAAGGTTTAGCTTTTGGATTAGCAATGTGAACACATTTTAATAATTTTAAAATCGTTGGAAGTTTCTTTATTTTCTCTAAAGTCTGTTCATTAATAAGATCATTATCATATATTTTAATTAATTTAAATTCGTTATTATCTAGTCTGAATATTGACCGGCGCGATCTTGTACACGCTGCCATATAAACATCTTGAAATTCATTATTTATGATAACATTTTTAAATACACGATAATTTAATCCAAGTTGTACGTATATCGGCGAGCTCTTATAATATTTATCTACTTGTAAATTATATAATACTTCTTTATAGAGTGATAAACGAGTAGATGAATTAGATGTATTAAGGATATTGTTGAAACTCCAAAAACTAGAATATACTTTACTTGTATCTTGTTTCCTCATAAAATAATAATGAAATATACTCCCAAACACACCTCTATAAAACGTATCTACGTTACCAACAGTTAATGGATTAAATTTCTGCAGGCCATTACCAAGAAAATCTAATAAAACATTATACTTAATAACATCTTGATCTAAATAGAATGAGTTGACGTAAACATTAACTAATTTTTCAGAACTACGACGAATCCTCTCATAAACGCTACGAATGATTGCTTGTAAAAACTTTCGAGTATCTGGAAGATATTGTTGTAAAATATAAATCAAATATGGAAATAAAATCCTCGCTCGAAACTGAATATGTGTCATTTTTAGAATATTTATATTATATCTTGTAAGTGCATTTGCAGTCTGATATAATAAAAATAATCCCCGAATTATTGGTGACCTCATATTAAGTTGAGCAAAATGGTGTCGCTTTAAATCTTCCCAGTAACGATCAATCATCTTTGAGTCGATGATAATATTTTCAGATCTGGCGGCCCTTTCTAAAGCATCATTTCCATATCTGTGTAATAGTTTATAAGAGATATCTATATCTGAATCATTTAACTGATCTTCTGCTGTTTCGATATCTTCAAGATACACTATGCCTCCTCCCACTGCTAAAATATAACTAATCTATTATTATTATTTCTATGTAAAATTAGAAGTGGAAAAAAGATTCTTATTTTTGATAACGATATTTCATAGTAGTGCCTTTATCATAAACTTTTTTACCAACGAGTATTCCAGCTTTAGCAATATTACGCCCAGTTGCTTCAAGACCAGTACCGACAATCGGAGTTGCTGCTTTTTTGGCCGCCAAAACACCTTGTCCAAGTTTAGTACCAGCCCAACCAAACGCTCTGTCTAAACGTTCACCTTCTGTTAAAAATAAATGATTAACTGATAACATATTTATTCTCCCAGAACAGATTTTATAGAATTTTCGATGATATCATTTATGGATGGACCAATATCACTATCACAATTTTTACTATTAAAAGTTTTTGTGTTTTCATCTCTAATAAGAATATTGCTATCATTCATAAGTGTCCATTTTTTACCATCGGGAACAGAGAAATCAGATCTTGGTGTTTTCTCTCCCCAATTTGACCAATCACTGAAAAATATTTCATTTAGAGCAATCATAATTTACCTCAATTATTTACGTATTTTAAAATTTTTTCTTTGAATGTTATCTTTAAAGTTTAACACTTTATTTTTAAAACTACTAAGATCTTCCCCAAGCTGTTTAGTTTCGTTTTTAAGTCCCTTATCAAAACGATTTTCTAATCTCATGAATGCTCGACCAGGACGAGACTTACTGAGAATGTTATTATCTATTACTTTATTAATCTTTCCAAGAACACCTTCCGAAATGTACCGTGTTATTGAAATCATATAATCTAATCTCCTTCTACGTTATGATGTGTTTAAATAATTTTTTTTCAGCGTCAAATTTTATAGATCGAACAATTCATTTAGCATCAGACTCCGCATCTTTGCTAAGACTTAAATGTTTATCATTATTTACATTTATCGTCTTTAAAGGAATGTTTTGTGGTATATTTTTCTTAAGTATTGTCATATGACCTGATTGTTCGGTATTTGGTGTAACAGTTGCCTCAAAGAGTTTATATAATGGCAACAAAGTATTCTCCTTCTTTAAAGATTTATCTCCTAACGAATTTGGTCACTAAGCTTAAATTAAATTTCTTTCCAATGTTCATAGGAATAATTGTTTCATAATCAAGCGTTGCTATCTTAAAATATCTTACACATGGAACAATACAAACACGTCCCAGTAATTCATAAAATCTTTTAGTATAAACGTCAATATTAGAATCTCCAACTACTAAAATATGAATTGCTTCTTTTATATCAAAATTATAATTCTTCATAAAAGTTTTGGTTGTATCATCCCATAGATCTTGCCGATTTTGAACCTGTATATTATTAACGGGGAAAAACATATCAATGGGTCTGGTATTAAAGACATAATATCTATCTTTAATAAATTCAATAACAAAGTGCCATGGTAATAAAGTTATATCAAATTGTGAATATAACTCTCTAAATCTTTTAAATATTAAAATAAGGTCAATCTTGGCAGAGTCCACCCGTGGCATTGGACGGATGGGGAAAAATGGGTTATTATATGAATCTTGTATAATAATGCCCAGCGGTCTTGGTTTAAATTTATTTGAGATTGATGAGTGATCCTTGGACGCATCAACTCTGCCAAGATTGTTAACAATAAGAGTATCGATATTATCAACATCTTCTGTTAAAATTTTACAAGTCTGATTATAATCTATTAACATACTGATTTATCCTAAGTTTATTTTACCGGCCATTGTTCTTCTTGAAATAAGCATAATCGCTAATTGTCATTAAACTTGGAGCGTCAGCGGCAGCAGCATCAGCAGCAGCTCCTGCATCAGGAGCAGATCCATTTATACTAACTGGCGCACCCTGAATATTTACCGATCCACCTTTAATATTTACAACTGATCCACTTATATTTGCATTCCCACCAGCTTTAACGTTAGCATTTGATCCAGCTTCAACATTAGCATTTGCTCCAGCTTTAACATTTACATCAGCAGCAGAAGAAATGTTAGCATTTCCAGTAACTTTAATATCAGCAGTTCCTGCTACAGTTATCTTAACATTTTTAGCGACTGTCACATTAATATTATCATCTGTTTTAATATTGATACCATTTTCGTCAATCACTACAGTTGTTCGAGTTTTATTGAAATATACATGTATTGAATTCTTTGGAATGTTTTTCGATGCTGTATCACCATCATAAACCGCTATAATATTATCATGAATTGGTGTTCTTAATAATAAGTAAAAATCATCTCTTTCAATAGCTTCAAATGGCAAAGTTTCAGGATATGCATCAGAAATTATTCTATCTACATATCCTGAGTCAATATGATTTGAAAAGAATTTTACAATAACTGCCATTCCTGCCTGTAGCGGAAAATATGCTCCACAAACTCCAACCGCAGATGGAGATATTCTATTACGACAACTATGATTTTTCACCCATATTCCATCTGATTCTTTAGTATGTGGTTGCAATTCTGATATATTTATTTTATATCTTCCTTGGTGATTATTATCTTTATCTGGAAGAACTGTTCCGATAAATTCTTTATTTATTAAGTCGGGCATATTAGCTTTCCCTTTTCACCTTCTATTTTTACATAGAAATATTATCTTTATAAAATAAAAATAAGGAGTTTCTATGATGGAGTTAAATATTTTGCTCAGTATATTATTTACATTTTTAAATGTTATTGATGTTATTACAACAAATCGGATTTTAGCTCTCGACGGTGAAGAAATGAATCCGATTATTAGAGTTCTTATGAGATTCAAATTATTTATTCCAGTTAAAATTATCAGTAATATAATAATTATATATATTATAATGTCGTCACCAATTAAAACTGGGATAATTCTTTGTTGCATTATTTCATTTTTTAGCATCAATAATTGTGTTCAATTATATTTGGACAGTAAGGAAGCTTAATTTAAAAAAGAGATCTTGAAATGTCAGGA